CAAAGAAATACCATTTGCATTATCAATGGTATCAAGAAGAACCTTATTTGCTGTAGTTGCACCTCCATTTGCTTGTGTGGTTGTAGAAAAAATAGCAGCAAAATTGCTAATGTTTACAATCTGAGGATTGTTCAGTAGGTTTGAAACATAATTGCGCCAAGTTGCAGAACCTGAAGCAAGTTGAGCGGTAAGTCGGTATTCTTGTGGTGTCATAGTCGTATTATTTAAGCAGTTGAGGTTGCTGATGCAAACTTAATTACATCAGCAACCGATAACTACCTAACTATTACAGACCTGTCGAAGAGGTGCTGCAAGGAAGAGGATTGCCGTTGAATGGGCAACGCTTGAACAGAACAGGAACCACATTCTGAGGACGAATCGGCTGGAAGGCACGACTAATCTGATAGATATGTTGTCCGTAATCGCCATACAAGTTGCAATCATTATCACGGAAATACGTCCACTCTAGCTCACCCATAGCCAATTGAGGAGCGAAACGGAATGTTCCCTCACCAACATAGTTCTCTGGGACGAGACGCTTGAACGAATCACCTGCGATGACGAAACCAACCTCATAATCAGCATTGACCCAAGCAGGGTTACGACGCTGTGCAAAACCATTCTGAACAGATTGCCCAACGATTGGGTTGACAAGGATGAGATCACCATTGGCAGCAAACCCTGTCGCACGAAGCGGCTGTTGGTCGATGCCAAAGGCAAAGCCCCTGTAACCTTGGAACTGATACCCTGCGATGCTCTCCTCACCGAGCTTGAAGCTACCAGCGGATAGATAAAGGAGATCCTCCTTAACATCTGCATCGTTGCGGATATTCTCAATCGCATCAGAGCCAAGCATCACTTGGAAGAACTCTCCGTCCTTATTGGCGAAAGGCTCAGCAAGCATCTCTTCACGAAGGAATGAACCAATCTTGTAGAGGGTCTTGAAGTTCAATGGGCCATCAGGAAGAACCGGTGCGAACTTGATGTTGATCTGCTGCATGTCGCCAGTAAGGTTTTGACCAAACGTGCGAGTGCTGTTGACAACATACTTCACGCCAGACTGAAGCAAGAACTGATAACGAATATCAGCATTGATGATCTGGAGGATGCTCTTCTCAAGCGCAATCTGAGCCTGAAGATAGCTACCCTTGAAAGCAGTACGAGCTTGCTTAACGCAAACACGTGGGCCTGCTCCACGAAGAGTCTGAAGTTGGAACTGATACTCGGTCGTACCAACTTGGTCAGGGGTTGCACCAACACCGCAAAGGTTGATGTCGTTGACGAAGTTAGGAGTTGCGAGTGATGCCGCAGGGACAGCCATCTCCTCAACGATAGAACGTACAACGTCCGATGCGCTGGAGAGTGTGCCGCCGTCGATGGCGTTAATATAAGGGGACTTGCGAGCCAAGACTTTTGCGATTTGCCCGATGATACGATTGGTATCTTTGGACGCAAAGTTCTGGATTGTTGCTACTGGAATACATTCGTTTGCCATGTCGTTTTGTTGTTTTTGTTCCTCGCAGGGTTCTCAACAAAGTTGTGAAGTGAGAAAACCACAAGGGTGAACAGCGGTTGCGTGCAACCACGATTCGTAAGTTGTGTTTTGTTCACTTCCCGGCACGCTGGAAGCAATGATTGCGGCCTGATTGATGAGTCCTTTTAGCTCTCACCTAGCTATTCCCATACGGAGGGAACCTGCCGAAGTTGATGAACTATTAAGCAATTCTTACAAGTTGGTCAATAATTATTTTAACTTTTTTACAACAAACTCAATAAATGCTTCTACCGCATTTACTCTTTCATAGGTTTGATCCACGGATGTTCCTAGCTTGTAGTTGTAGTTTGTGTCTACAAGTCTACATATTTCTGTTTTATGCTCCCCGAAGTTTTCTTCCAGCCATTCAGGAAATTTCACATGGTTCGGAGCAGGGGATCCAATCTGCCACATGGAAAACGTGCTTTTGTGGTCGGGGTTGTAGCGAGAAGGCCAAACCATACCCTCATAAAGCTCCCACGATGGGATTGTAATCACCGCAAAGCCTCCGACCTTAAGAACCCTCATCCATGAATTCAAAGCGGCTACAGGGTCGTGCATGTGCTCTAAACACTGCGAGGCGTGAATGTAGTCGAAGGATTCCGCAGGGAAGTATTCGTGAAGTTTGTTTGCGTCACCATCTTCAACATCAAAACCTATTACTCCGTCAATTTTAATAAGATCGTCACCTGCTCCGATGTCGATTCCTTTACCTTTAAATATCTTTTCCCAAAATGATTTGTCTTTTCCGGTCATTCTGCGAGTCATTGCTTTGGAGGATTCTTGGCACATATAGGTTTTTAGTTAGGGATTAGGTCTTGGTACTTGTCTCGGTGAAAAATTACTGCATCATTGCGTATCATGCTTCTGTCTCTTGGGAATCGGTGCGGTTCAGCTTTCCCGTGATCGTTATATATTCCGTAACTATGCTGAATCATAGGAGACCAGCGAATCAGATTCCACTCTTTCCGTAAAAGCCACATATCCCACCCATGCCCATGTAAATCTCCATCTATTACTTTTGGGATTATATCTTTAGTTCTAGGCCCATATACCCCGATGCCTCCTATGAAGTCATGAGGAGGATTACTATCTGAAGAAAGCATGAACTCTTTATTGTAATCACGATATTCATATTCAATCTTTTCAAGCCAGCCAGCGCAAAGCGGAATAGAATCCGGTTCAAGCCAAAAGAACGCTTCTCCTGCCATAATCTGTGCCGCTTGATGAAAAGCGCAATTATTTCTTGCAGGGTACTCTTTTGTTTCGTCAATAACCGGTATCACAAGAACCTCGGTTCCATCTAGCCCCTTAATGTAGCTGATGAGATTGTCAACTTCTTTGGCTTGACGTTCAGCGGCTACGATTACTGCTTTCATTTCACTAATTTATCAAATTGCACATTACCATCAGAACAATACCAAGCTCCTTCGTATGGAATTATGCTGTTCGGCGCAATTATATATGTTTCCTGTAGTAATGGTTTACGCAATCCTGCCGCAATCCAGAATGCACTAGATTGATTTCCAACAAAGAAGTCAGCCCCTTCGATTGCTTTTGCGACTTCTAAGCAGCTTGCCGTATGGTAACGCTCCACTTTGCCAACCACATTACAAAAGTCATCATATTCATGATCTGCGCCTATGAATAAAGCCTTATCACCAAAGAATTTCAGAACCTTTTTCCAAGGAAAACTATCATTCCTATATCGTGGTGATCTGTTAAAAATAACTCTATTTTTTGTTAAAGGATCAGCTTCTACTTTTAGCCAAGGCTCGGTTATTTCAAAATGACCATTTGTTTTGTCAACTACGCCTAAAAACCTAGCTTGCGAATCCATGAGGGATATATCGTCCTTGTAACACTCCCTCCAATTTGTAGTGTCATAATCTATAGCGAAAGATGATGTGTTTATGTCAGATGGAATTCCTTGGTTTTCCAGTAAAGGCTTTAAGGAGTTGTATTTGAAGCCCGACATTGGCTCTCCCCAACTTGCGTCTGTTATAACTAAGCGAGTTGCGTTAAGTTTCCGATAAATCGGGATGAATGCTATAATGTCGCCAATATGCCCTTGGTGGAGAACAGTAACTTCTCTACTGAAGGGGCTTTTTATCACTTCAGTAATTTCTGCATGAGTGATGATCTTGTTTCATCCTCAGTCTTTTTCACATGAACAACGCTTTTCCTGTATCCTGCAGTTGTTTGGTTAATCTCAAGCAACTCGTATTCTGGAACAAGTTTATCATCTTTCATAAACTCAGAAGTAAGGAACTTTTTAATAGCTTTTCCGCAATGCTCCTGAGTTGCATAAAAGAGATAAGCAGGATCACCAACTATCAACAATGTGTGCTTTTCTTCGGTCTTTTCTGCCGCTTCAGGCTTAAAGGATCTGTTAAAAACATCGTAGTCAGACATCCATCCACCGCCAGCCGCATGAAGAGCGCACCACCTAGCAAACCTAGCTGAAATCTTGTTGAATTCTACGGCTAGTTCCGGTGGCAGACTTAGCCCTAGGTTCATTACCTTTTGTTGTAGTTTTCCATACATGGGGCATGATTGCGCATGGCTTCTGTTAAGCATGGCGGTTTCCCATCCGTTTTGTTCCCAACTGGTTTTCCAGTAGTTAGCGCAAGCGAACTCTTCGCTTTGGTTTTCGGTCTGGATGGAATCGTAGAAAGCGTATATTTTGTTCATTTTAGTATGTTTTTACTCCCACATGGTAAATCGGTATTCCGATGTCAAGATGCGGTTGGTGTCCTGCCTCTTTTGCTCGTTTGCAAAAAGCAACATCCTCACCTCCAGCACTATCGTTAGGCCTGAAGTAATCGTAATCGTAATCTGGCACTTCTATCTTTAAAGAGTCTCCATAATGCGAACGAATATCTTGGAAAACTTTCCTATGGATTAAGATGAATCCTGTTCCCATCCAATCCACCGGAACTACAGCGTCCTCGTATTGCTTTGCTCTGGTAAAAAGAGATTGGTCGCTACACATTAAAGCCCCACCTTCTTGCCGCCCAAAGTATGCACCGCCGACGAGTGTTTTATTTGCCCCGATTAGCCTATGAATTCCATGCCTTTGAATTGATGCTTCCTCGGTATTCTTTGCGGCACGCACCCAATAACGCAACCAAGCTGGACGCCCGATGCTTGGAATAATATCATCATCAATCATCAACATCCATTTTGCATCAGTTTCTAGGAACTTATGCGCTAGACGATTCCTAGCATGTTCAATCTTGCTATCCCCAATGGACATATCAAATCTGATTTTGTCTTTTCCGAAGTCCAAAGCATAAGCAACTTGCGTCATTGCCGTAACAGGATTGGTCGTTTTATACCAAGGCCATGCAACAAAAATGTCACGACCTGCGAACTCGCACCGATAGCTTGGCAACCCATCGGGACTTCTGGATTCTATAATTGGATTATTAAAACTCTCTTCCGCTTCTGCAAGAGTTACGCCACTTAATACTGGTTCGTTTTCACTAGCTAGAAACTCCGCAACATCGTCAGGAACCGCCTGAATATCTTCATCGGCAAGAATGCCCTCATCTTCAATAAAAGGAAGCTCTGCGTCATCCTCGAACGATTGCAGGGGTTCTATTGGCTTAACTGGCCTTCCGTCCAGACTGCGAGTTGGTTGTGAAGGTGTATCGAAAGGATTAGTTGAGCCAATAGCCCTAGCAGTCCTTTCCGTCATCGGCGTACTGATTGGATCTCTTGGCGTCATAATTATGCGCCAGCTTCATCCAGACCCATTTCGATAGCGTCCATAGGATTCATTTTAAGCCTAGCGTTTGCGTCAGGCTTAGTCTGCGCAGGTGTAGTTACGTTGGTTTTAGGCACTTTTCCTGCACCTTTCAGGCGATTGTTCTCATCCGTTAAACGCTTGATTTGTTGCATGGCAGTTTCACGATGGCCTTGCTCCAACCTAAGTTGATCGGCTAGTTTGTGGCTAAGAACAGCGGCAGCAGCTACAGATGCCCTTTCCTCGGAATTCTGAGGCCAAAGAGCAGTATTAAACTTATTGTGCAAATCCGTTACCATTGCGTTATGCTGTTGGATCTTTTGGATTTGTTCCTGTGAAGCATTTTGTTCTGCTTGCTGATACCTAGCCCAAGGAATATCTTTCGTGATTCCTTCGATATGCTTTTGGATCCCTTCGTTTTCTTGCTTGTACCAGTTAATGTTCTGGTTTTTGCGCTCCTCAAGAATCTGTTCAGCATTCTCGGCAGCGTATGAGATTTCCTTCTCTTGCTCCATTTTCAGCTTATTAATGCTTTTAAGATTATCTTTTAAGTCATCAGCATCTAGCATTGGCAGTTTGTCGATAGCGTTTTCTTTCCACCAATTCTGGTCAATCTTGTCTGGCCCTCCTGCCTTTTCAATGCTTTCGATTAGCTCGTCAGTAGCACCATTCTTTTTCATTACCGAGTAAATGGTTTCTTTTGCGGTTTTAAGAGGCTCCTCGTACTTGCTTATGAAAGTCGGATCGTTCTTAAAGTCGATAATAGCCTTAAACTTCTTTAGCTCCTCGTAATCTGAAGGAGTTGCGGCAGTCTGCGAGCTTGTTTCAGCTAGTCTTTGACGGAGGACTTCCGCTTCTTCGGCTTGCTTTTTGTATTGCGTGGCAGTTTCTTGGAGCTTACGCCAGTTGTTTTGGTTTTTTTCGGAGAGGTTTCGGGGCTGTTCGATTGCTGCGATTTCTGGGTCGATGTCTGCTCTTTCAACTCCGATGGGATTAGGATTTCCATTTCCCGATTGATCCTCAAAATTAGGTGCAGCATCGGGACTGACAATCGGATCTGCATCTTGATCGGCAGGAGCATGAACAGGCGGAGTAGGATCTTGGTTATTAGTGCTTTCATTTTCGGTATTTGGTTCGTTGTTTGTTTCGCTTTCTGCTTCGTCAAGAAGAGAATCTAGGTGATTGTGGATGTCCTGAGTTACAGGGTCAGCGTCTAGCCTTTCTGCCCCACCATTGGGATTTGCGGCTGTGATTTCTGGCACTTCGTTGTTGTTTTCTTCGTCCATAATTTTTTATTACATTGATGTGAATGAAGCTGTAGCAGCATCATCGGTTTTATCTTCGTCGGAGAGTATTTCATCCAAGCGAGCAATCATATCTTCTGCGCCTTGTTTGTATGCGGCAGAAAGAGCGTAAGCCTCCATATCGGCACCTTGCGATCGTGAAACGCAACCCTTAAGGAAAGAAATTAGCTTCCCTCCTGTTTGTTGATTGTATTGTCGAAACCTAGCAGAATCAGATTTATCCCAAGTCATAATTTATTTCAGATGTGGTTTGTTAGAGCATGATAATTAGCATAAGCAAAAATATCGTCAATCAGTTATTTTAAGAGCAAGTACGTTTATTTACGCTTCTTCATTTTCTTGGCAGTCTTAGCTTTCATGTATTCACTTGGGGTTTCTAACGCCTCATTGTCGATATTTGAATTTGAGGAAGTATTAGTAAAATCACTCATCTGTTTATTTTGGAAATCCATTTCCGCAGAATCCCTTGCGGCTTGAAATTCCTGAGCTTTTTGCGATTCGGAAGCTAGGTCAGCGTTACGAAGTTGTTCTTGTTCGGGAGTAAGAGTAACAGCATTGCCTTCTGTATCATAGGTGCCCCTAGAAACAGGAATGTTTGCTGATGCCGGTGTTGGTGTTGCTGCTGTTCCGCCCATATTATTATTTGTGTTGGTTGTTTTAGTTGGTGAATTACGCAGCAGTATCTGGCCTTGCAGGGTTAGAAACTGCTTGGATTACATCGCTTTGCCCACCCATGCTCATAGCAGGATTTCCTTGTGGTTGCGGAGTAGCGGCTTGGCGTTGTGAACCACCACTTTTTGAACTAGCGGCAGCAGGAGCAATATCCGGTGGAGGAGGAAGGTTTTTACCAGCCGAAATGAATTTAACAGCTTGATTATACATATCCCTGAACTTCTTAGTCTCTTCCTTGTTTGCGCCTTTAGCCTCGGCTTGCGCAATGTGATCGCCAAAGTGTTTCATAGCTTCAACCAAAGGGGCAATTCCTTCTTGTGGCAAGGATCCCTGCGGAATGCTCTGGAATACAGGCATGAGTTTCATAGCCATAGTATCTAGGTGAACAAGATCGTTATCTCTTGGTGAAACAGGAACCTCTTGCCCTGCGATGATGGCTTGTAGCTCAAGCACTTGTTGACGAGTGGCTTCAATAGCAATAGCTTCAATCTGATCCTTCGGAAGAATAACAGACTTAGCGATTGTGTCGCCCATCTTCTTACTCCAATCCAGACGCATAAGCTCATCTTGGTTCACATTAGGATTACCTGCGTAACGCTGAATAAGAGAATCCAGAATCATTACGTCTTGTTGTGCGGTATCTTGGGTCAGTTGAGAAGCAGGACTATATGCCATAAGCATAATATCAGATGGCGGAATGTTCTGCTCAATCATAGACAAGCAGCAAGAAACTGCATCTTCGTCGAGATGAGGAGGAATATCGAAAGGAACTAGGAAAGTCGGAAGCTCCATGAAGGAACGATCAAAAGCATCGACCACTTCCCTCTTAGCCCAAACAGCATCTGGGATTTGTTGGCGTTTAATGTCCAGAAGCGTTTTAAGCTCCGCTGCGGTCTTTACGTGTTCAGGGTGGCAAATGCCCCTCTGCATGCGTTCAACAGCCTTGGAGAACTGCCTAGAGAAACGCATAAGCACACCCTCACGCAGTTGGTTTTCGATAGCCGCAACACGATTGACTTCTGAAGCAGTACGATTCGATGATGTTTCCATCGGTGATCCGGGCAAGAACGTGCCAACTTGGATCTCGGCAAGGTTGCTTACGAATTGGTCGAGTCGCAGGAAGTCATCAACATCGGCAGGAACATTCTGAGGGATAACCTCATAGCCTTCGGAAACAAAAGCTACAGGATGGTGAACTGTCAAAGGAGCGACACCGACCTTTGCGGTTGGGCCTTTCTTCAAGAGCAAAAGACCCTTTAGGTATGAGTTATCAATAACTAGGTTTCTGGCCTTTTCGATTGCGATGTGCGTGTTGTAAAGGTCACGACCAGCACCACGGCTAGACATAAGACTTCCTGAACCAACCTCAACCGCAAACAAAGAAATGCACTCGCTCATGTTATTGTAGCGATCAAGTTGCGTGCATATTTCCTCACCGGATTTATCATCAAAAAGGAATCGGCTAATCTTTCCGTGAGGTTCTTTGATTAGGATCTCACCTAGCTCGACATACTTGGCATCGTTCTCGTAGCTTGCGCCGTAACTTCCCTCACGTGTCCAATCCTCGTAGCGTCTTGCATCCTCGTTAGAATCCAGCGTCCTTCCAGCAGGAGTAGCCGTGTTAATTGCCTTTACCAAATTGTTTACGTGCCAACCTGCGGCTGCGGAAATTTCTGGATCTTCAAGAACTGGAAGCAACTCGGAGATTTGGTATCTGCGTTTCCTTCCCCAAATAGGCGTTTGATCTGCAACTTGTGGCGTTTCGATGCTGAAAAAGGTATAATCTTGGCGAAGGAATTCTGGCTTCCAATCACGAAGGTCATCCCAACAAAGGCCACAATAACCGAAGGTTGTGTTTTCATGGACAACTTGCGCTAGAAGATCGTCGAAACCATTCCATCCACGAATGCACTTGGTAATGGCATCACGGAAAACTTTTGTTTTAGTTTCAGCGTCAACAGATTCGATTGGGTACTTGGCAAAAGTAATAGTTGCGGCTTGTTCCACGACCTGACGGAAAGGTGGCTGAATGCGGCTAACCATTGTGGAAAGGAATCCTGTTGGCCTGTTTGATCGCCAGTTTTGACCCATGCTCTCCAGCTTCTTATTCTGGTAAGGAGGCTCAAGATTCAGTTTCTTTTGGATTAGCTGATTCTTCTTATTCCTTTCAATGTTTTGCTGTTTTAGCCTTCGGTATGCGCTATGGGCTTGCTCGGTATCACGAAATGTCCTGCGTATTTGGAGGTTCTTAGGATTAACAACCTCATAGTTGCCGATGGTTGGATTAACTATTTCTAAGTCTAAAACCCTAGGAGAATCGTGAGCATCGCCAAGCCTAGCAGACCTGTTCGCAAACTCGTCCGTGATGATTGGATCTAAAGGTTTTAGTGTTGTTGCCATATTAAGTATTCAGCCAGCAGTTGTCAGGCGTAGAGGTTGCACGAGAAATATGCTCTTTGTCAAAGAAAATAGCTGTTCTGTTATCGTGACGCAATACGGCGCATCCTCCTAAGACTGCGCTAGAATCCGTATCACGACCTTGCCTAATGCTGGCACAAATCCTATCTGCCGCATTTACGCAACTATTACAACCGGATCGCCAGTTGATATTATTAGGACAAGCTCGGCATACTTTTGCCCTTTGCTCGGCTAAATCATCCGTGACCAGCATGTGAGTCTGATTACTATGAAGAATGTTTTTAGCCCATGTTTGAATATCATTAAGTAGTTCCGTTGTTGCAGTAGGAGCATTTACGGAAGTAACCGACACCATATCGACCCCATGGCAAAAGTGAGGCCAATTTGTGCAGATATAAGAATTAATATCGCCAGCCACATCACCGATAGGCAAGTGGTTCTCGGCACGATAATTGGTTACGTTTTCGATTAGGACATCATAAATGTATCCTTCGATCTTTACGTCTCCGTCGATGTAGTGCCAGCCTCCGGGGGGAACCATGCCCATAATTGGTGTTGCCATAATTGTTGTTTTGTTAGATGCCGTATTTCTTTTTTAGAAGAGGATAGTTCACTTCAATCTGATTGTCCCTAGTTTTGTGATCTTTCACTAAAGTGCCCCATTTGTCTTTAATGTAATTGTTGCACTTTAATTCTCTGAAGAAGTTCCTGTAAGTGTTAGCCCCCCCTTGGTTGCTTCTATGAGGGAAGGATCCAGATAGATTATCAAGCCTCATCACAGAACCCTTTCCGGTAACGATACTAAGAAACATATCATAATCTTCTTTCAGATCGGCTTTCTCATCATAAACCAATCGGGAGTCGGCAAGTATGCAATCGTTAACGATTAGTTTGTTTTTGGTGTAATAGCTTGATTTATAGTTCCTTGGATTGTCGTTAATAGAAAGCCCAACCAGTTTTATGTTTTCACCAATGGCTCCGATCATCTTCTTAATCACATAATCGAAATCAACTGATACGTACTTCTTTAAGTTTATGAACTCTATGAACTTGGTTACATCGTCGCTAAGTTGAAGGCAATGGGAGCAATCGTTGGCAAGAGCGTCAGCCAAAGCTCGGTTCCTAGCTACAACTATGTTTCCGTCCACCTCGACAACAGCACTTGCGCCGTTGGCTTTATATTGCGGAGCCTCGTTAGGGCATACATACCAAGTGGTATCTATATGCTTGGTGATTTTAGTTACATTCTTGGGACGTTGCGTAGAGATACACACAGCCCATATTTTACGGCCATTTATTTTATGCAGCATTTTTAGTTTTTAGTTTAGCTTCTCCTGCTCTTTTACGCTCGTACTCGGTGCGACGATTGCGAAGGATTTCAAGTTCTGTTCCGGGAGTCTCGCAGTTCCACATTTGCTGAAGGCTATAGTAAACAATCGTGTACCTTTTAGCGTCAGGATGGGTTTTCTTAATAGGGGTAACTCCATGAAGAATTCCTTGTCCGTCAAACATAGATAAGGATTTGTCAGAGATTTTGAACTTTATGTCGATCTCTGGCATAGCTAGGTAGCCACCCTCAATTCCTTTCTTAAAGCCAAACATAGCCGACCAAACCCCTTTGTAGTTCCCTGCGTCAAAGTGGTACAGAAGTGGGTTATTGTCGTTAATAATGCCGCTAGTGAACATGGTTGATCCCATGCGGTAATTACCTAAAACCTTCTCGTCGGTGAGTTGCTGGTGCGCTGAAGATAACTCAGGATTGTTCTTCCGGTAGTAGGATGCGGCGATTTCAGCGGCACGAACGATTGCGTCATGTTGCTTGGGTGAGTCGCCAGCGAGCGAGGTAGCCCGACAAGGCGCATTACGGATCACATTGCGGGGTGCGTACCCAAAAATCTTAGAAGTCGTTACAAGGCCATTTGTGCGTGTTGACTTGTCGTATTTGATCTGCGTTAGGGCAGTATAAAAAGAATTAAGATCCTCTTCAACCTTGTCGATATAAACGATAGACAATTTACCATCAATATAGATTATGGCATTTTCATCGACTAGGATGCTGCAATCCTTCTCGTCAGCACGACGAAAGCGATATTGCTTTATGTCTATGGCACGCCTAGTTGCGTGAATTGTTTTCATCGTTACTCTTGTTGAGTATTGATGTCGTAGCCATTGGTCTCAAGAAGATGGCTAAGAACTTCCGTATTATTGGAAAGGCCAAACTTCTCAGCGTGTTCACCCATAGCGTCGACGATCTTAGCGTACTCTTCCAAAGGATAAACCAAGATAATCTGGCGAACGCTGGCATCTTCCATGCCTTCTTTCAGTTCGGCAGGAGTACGAGAGTTGCCTTCGTTGTTAAGGGTTTCAACCTCTTGCCCAACTTGCGTGAACATCTCCATCTCTGCGGTAGAGAACCCAAGCAACTCTAGGTCGATTTCAGTTTCTTTTAGGTCAGCAAGCTCCAGCTTCAACATCTCTTCGTCCCAACCTGCGTTAAGAGCAATGCGGTTGTCAGCAATAACGTAAGCACGCTTTTGGTTCTCGGTAAGATGGTCGATACGAATGCAAGGGACTTTCTCAAGCTGAAGTTTCTGAGCCGCAAGAACACGACCATGACCTGCTATGATGTCGTTATCGAAACCGATAAGAACAGGGTTATTGAAACCAAACTCACGGATGCTGGCAGCAATTTGTGCCACCTGAGTTTCGCTGTGTGTTCGGCTATTCCTAGCGTAAGGAATGAGGTTTTTTGTTTCGACTTGTTCTAACTGCGGAGTATTTTTCTTTGTCATATTGATTAGGGTTGGTTTTATAGTTCCCCTCATGGGGGTATTTCAAGTATTATTTCAAACTTAGCTGCGTTTACTGCGACCGCCAATGCACTTCCACTTTCTTCGGCTTAAATTATTAGGGGAGTTAGGGTCGGATCGCCAATCGCCTTCGATCTTGTTTGACCTAGCGCAATAGGCGTCACCCTTCGCTGTTCCCGGACGGATGCGATCACCGCCATCTTTAGCTTTGCCAGCCTGACCGAATTTAACAGTACGAGTGCGTCCTGTTTCCTCGTTCTTGATTACTTTCTTAAATCGCTTTTCCATTACTTCATGCGAGCAGATTTCGCAGATTGCTTGAAGGCTTTTGCCGTTGGCGCACCCTTAGATCCGGGTTTACGCATCTTCTCTCCGCTACCAGCAGCGATGCGCTTCTTCTTAGCGTGTATATTGGCGTAGAGTCCTTGCTTCATCTTCGTTATGATTTGTTTTATTTTTTTAAGGAAGGAACTCCCCTACCTCATAGGAAGTAGGAGAGCGATTTCCCTTTTACCCCAATCGGCGTCCATTGCTGGCGGCAGTTGGTGAGGCGCAAAGGTAACGAATGAGTTTTCTGTACGCAACAAAAAACTATCAACCAGAGAGGGAGTCGAACCCTCATCCATGACTGAAGAGCCACATCTTTCCATTTAGACGATCTGGTGACTAAATTACAAACTCTACACAAGTTTGCATAAATGGCAAGGTTTTGTATGGGGACGATTAACTGATTTGTTAATTATTGGCAGTCGCCTTAATCGACCTATTTTGCTCACGAACTCGCCATAAATGACGATTCTGTGTCGATTTCGGGTTTTAACTCGCCACTTTTGCCTCATTAAGAACGCTTTGATTAGATGAATGTAGCCAAATGAACCTGTAGGGGGATCTTACGCCCTAGATCTAATCAATTCCCCCTCATTCGATGGAATTAGAAAATGTGTCGTTAGGCGTATAGTAAAAGATTATCCTCTCTGTGAGCTAAAAATACTGATCCCGATAGGGTATACTTTTTAAAGGGACAGGTTTTAACAAATGCGTCCTTCTAAAAAGGATAGATTCCCATAGAATGAATAGATGCCTGAAAAATAACTCTTTGATAATAAACACCTTCTATTACTTTTGAATAGTAACGAAAATTTGTAAAAAATTTATGTTCAAAAGATAAACTCCCTAAACTTGCTCAATTTATCACTAATGATAAACTCGGCAAGCACACTACAAATGACGAATGTAGTGTTCGCAATACATATATCGGGATAATGTCGTATATCTGCAACTTGTAAGCCTAACTGATGAGTTGGCTACCCCTCGTGGACTTGAACCACGACTAAGCGAGTCAAAGTCGCTTGTGCTACCATTACACCAAAGGGTAAAAAACTATTCTGACATATCCACAAACTGCATATTGTCCACAAGGCTTTTCAAACTTCTGCCATAATCTTCAGGTGCTGCCCTTTGCTCCGTCATGGAAGCTATGGCACCGGAGCGTTGGCGCATCAGATAAACCAAGATTGAGAGCGAGTCGAGAGCGTCAGGACTGCTTGATCGTGTACGCTTGCAGTATTCTCCTTTGCTCTCTACACGAACCATGCCTTGTCCTTTCTGTTTGTAGCGTCTAGCGGTAGCTTGGCGAACAAGATCCTCGTTACGGAATCCCGGAGAGATTTTTAAGTATTCAAACTCTAGGTACTTTGCCACACCGAAAAGCAGTTCTGTTACTACGCCATTGTATAGTTCATTTGCCATCTGGCTATCTTCGCCAAGAATATGCGTATCTGAAGCTGCCCAAGAGTAATTAATGCCCATTACCTCGGAACCGAAGAGCGTACACAATGAATCGTGAATACCGGATCCGTTGCCAGTACGATCAACTGCCAGCCAATTAGGTTTAATCCTCATTTGGTTACAGAACTTAATAATTGCCTGAGTTTGTTCCAGCGTGGCTCGTTTCGGGAATGGCATCTGGCTATCTAACTGCAAGGCTGTACGGATAGACTTGAATTCATGGAAAACACCAGCTTGATCTGTCCAGCCATCGCAGGATCCAAAGCGTCCGTATGAACACATGACTTGATCGTTACCTTCCAAGGCTAAATCGAAAGCGGCTAAAGGAACAACAGGGCCAACGAAGCGAAGCATACCCATAGCGTTGTTCATCATGCTAGGGGTGATGATGGACATAGCCATTCCCTCCTCGGGGAACCATCCCCTAGCCATCGTCATAGCTTCGGCAGTTCTACCCCTAGCCATATAGCCCATGAATCCTTGGTAGGTCTGTAGGCCAGCATACACGATCTCTCGCTCCTCTACGTTCTCACACTTGGCTGCGTCTAGCCTAAGAACATGGTAGCCTTCTTTACTTTCCCATTGGTAATCGGTTTCGCAGTCGATAGAACTCCAGCCATTACGAGGTTCACAGCGTTGCCCGAAGTCGCTAGTGCGATCCTTTGGGTTACTTGCGCCAAAGATTTTGATATGTCCGGGAGAGCCTTGGATGTCGGCAGTGGATATGATGTTGTTAATACCCTCCCATACGCCAGCAGGAACTTCTTCAGCCTCGTCAAGAATGACATGGGTACGAGATAGCCTTCCCCAACGCTTGTGTGCCTTACCGAAGCGTGGGGTAGGATGGAAACCACGAAGCGTTCCATGCCCACTCTCGCCTTTAGGAATGGCGACTAGATGAATGCCTTGCTTGGCATCGTCGCTGGCTTGGATGCTGGTAACTAAATCCTCGGTCTTGTGGAACTCTGGCCTAACGAGTGCAGTACGATGGAAGTTCTTAATGCTGGCGAAGATGTTACGCTCGGCATGCTCTCGGGTCAGCGATACAGTCTTGATGTTCGTGTAAAAAGGATCACGAAACCAATCTAAGTAGAACCATGCGGCAGCACCGAAGGATTTACCCATAGCTCCTGCGCCTTGGATTAGGAGCAGGTCGTGTTCAAACAGGCAACCCCATGCGTCTCGGGATGACTTGGGACGCCAATCGTACACTTCCGTACCCCATAGGATAGTAGCTCCTGCCTCGAAGTGGTCTTTGTCGAGTAGGTGCTGAACAAACTGAAGGACAATCTGCTTGGCAAGGTTTACGTCAATCTCTAGTTCCTTGGGAGGGTTTAACGCTCCTTCGGCTAGAATCACCTCGGCAGCTAGTAGGATGCCTCTACTTTCATCAGAATCTACTGCAGCCCTAATTTTCTCAGCTATTTGGATAGCCGACTCGACACAGCGAGTAGGAGCTTTGATTTCTCTTTTGACTTTAGTGTGCAAGATGCTATTCGCTGGCAGTATCTTCCTCTTCTTCAGGACGATGGACTTGAATCATCACATCGCATAGGTCATGGATCAACTTGGTTTTACCAAGCGAGTTTAAGGTTTTTATCTTCTGGAATGCAGCAGATATAAATTGAAAATGGCGATCACGATCAGTAGGTATATCATTTATTGTCATAGGGTTGTTATTTGTGTTTGGTCTAGTTCTATCGGAGAGTTTTCGTATTGGGAGAAATCCATATCGTTGATTGGATAGTCTGGCTCAGTAAGTGCTGGTCGTTCCATCGTATCCTCTTCAACAATTTCAGCATCTATCACATTTGCCACATCGGGACGAGTATTCCTACCTTGAATCTTAAATGTGAGTTTCAAGTTGCTGGCAATAATCTCATGTCGCTCCGGTGCAAACTCTCCTGCTAGTTTGGCGTCGAGTTGTAGGGCAGCTAGGCGATCAAACTTCGCTATGATGCCTCCCGATTTGTTACGGATGACTTCGGTAGGGAATTGCCCTTCGATCATCTGGCGCAAGATTTCACGCTTCCTACTGATGGTCATTACTGATCTAGTGGCAACTTCCTCTCGCACCTCAGATATGCGAGTCTTTACCTCTGGCCTATGGTAAACCTTATGCCCAAGAACGTGCGGAGCGTTCACATGAGGCATTAGCTTCTTGTACGCCTCGGTTTGCGAGTCGCCTTCAGCGATAAGCCAAGCAAAACGCTCGTGTAATTTATTCTGTAACGGAGGCATAATTTATTCTGTAATTTCTAACCAAAGGGGAATTTAACCGCAAGGATTAATTTTTTCTCTGTTTTGGATGTCCATATTACTCTGTAGTTCCTGAATTGTCTTGACACTTAACCCGGAAAAGGTTCTTAAGTATCTCCAAATTATTCGCTACCACCATGAAGGGCCAACCTTTAGTCCGCATCTTTGGCATTGGTATTTGCGTAACCGATTGCGTGAGCTACGCCAAGTTATACGGAAGTTATGACCTTTATAAGCGCACAATAAATTAAGGATTATTTGGTATAGATTCATCATTTTTTAGTAGTCCTAGTTTGATTAGTATGTTTTTTAATGCTGGCGATTGCTCTGCCTGTTTGATTAGGAATTGGATTTCTTCCTCTTGTTCTGGTGTGGTTTTCATTTTCTGGTATTAAAGAATGCTTCGATTTCTGGTATAAAGCATATTGCTAGGAACATGATGAATGCTCCAAGCGCACCTATTCCGAAGCATTGTAGGGCTAGTGTGATGGTCATATTTTAGTCTTGGGTGAATGCTGTGTCTTGAGCGTTGCGACCGATCTCTGCGTGCCATGTGACGGGCGGCATCACTCGGTACTGGGGTATGGATGTTTGTTTCACGAATGAATCATCTGACCAAATGATTCGGTTGTTTGGTTGTGCCGCTATTTGACCGGAACCATCGTCGAGCAGGAGGAGGTGATAGCACTTGTGCTCGGAAGGGTACTGGCTGAATCCGTTGTCCGTATGGTCTAGGGTAAACCAGTAGGTTGCCGGAACCTTGTTGCCGTCTCGGTCTAGGTAATGGCATGACATTTCACGTAGGTACTCATAGCGGCAGACTGAGAAATCCCATCCGTGGCTATCCCACATTTGTAATTTCGTGATAGGGTGAGTTGGTGCGTCATCCTCTGGCTCTTCATGGTATAACTTATGAAGCGGTATCCTTGCCCATTGTGCGCCTGACTCGCAAAGAATTGAGAAGTGCAATGCTCGGCTAGGGATTGATGTTACGCCAATTATAACGCATGGCTCAATGTCCGTTGATCCGTTTAGCCCATGCAAAATGTCTGAGGCGACATATCCGTACAGGTGTTGGGGAACGCTGGCGTTTAGGCAATGGTGGTTCATTTCAGAAGTACCTTTCTATTTTTCCTATGCCATTCCATTGATGGCGTTTTCCTTGTTGAGTCTAGAATTTTGGCGCAAAGTTTCTTAGTTCCTTCATGCCCTTCTCGTTCAAGAGATAAGAGCTTCGTTAGCCTCTCGACCTCCTGACGGAGTTTCGTGATTTCCTCATCAGTTCGCTTCCCCCTATCTTTACAGCATTCCCAGATAGTTCCGTTTGGGTCACAGAACTCACAGCGGACTCCCATATCTAAATCCCGATATTTCTGTCTCCATGTTTTCCATGAAGATGCGTTTCGGCAGAGGTCTAATAGCTCTTTATGAGTACGTTGGCCTTCGTCTCCGAGGGCTTTTCTGATCTCTAAGTTCTGTGCCTCTAGCTTCTGGTAGTCCCTGTAAAGGAGATCATGGCTGTCTCTCAGAGAGAGGGCTTCGTTTTTGTAGGTCGCGGCTTCCAATTCTAGCTCCTGCCCAAGTTTTAATGGGATGCAGTCCCATCGGAACGCAGAGTCTCGCAGTGCCTCGAATCTAGCGGCTTCTGTTCGTGGTGTGTCGGTTGTTTTCATATTGATATTACTTTTGTGAATTCTCCTAGCCTCCGCATAATGGCGTCACCCCTATCGGCAGACATCATATCGTGAAGTTGTTCGGCGGTGGAATTAGCCGTCCAGATGATCGGTAACTGCTTCTCGCTCCTTTTGTCCAATATATCGTACAATAGTTCCTCTGCTGCTGGCGATAGCCGACCTTTTCCTATATCGTCGATCAGTAGGAGTTGGCACGTATGGGCTGAACGGATTGCCCTGTGCGCTTCGCTCTGCATCTCTTTCTCGTTACTGAACTGGCTGGCGGCATACTTGGATATATCCGTTGCTTTCAAGAAATATACTGATTTTCCTTTCATTTTAATCTTTAAGAGCAAGGCCACGGCGCAACGAGTTTTCTGCGAACCGCTGCGACCTCGGATCCCGATACCTTTTGGCGAATACTCCCAACCGAGCACTTGACGTGCAAGGTCGGCGTTTAAGCGTTCTAAATCTGTCTCTCGGTATAATGGCGGCACCGATGCCCAAAAGTCACGTTCTAGGCTATCCTTGCGTGACTGCTCAGCATTTGCTTCGGCCTCGGTGATGCGTTTTTCCATACATGGTTCGCACATGGTAACAAAACATATCTTTTTACCATTTATTTCAATTTCTTCGGCTGTGAATGTTTTTTCACATGCTTTGCATTTCAAGTTCATTAGAATATATTTTTGTATTTTGATTCTTCCTCAGTCTTTTGTGGTTTAGAGGTAGTGCCTTGGTCTGCAGGGAAAATTCCCTGCCATCCATTAGCGATTGAGTTATTTATTGCGGTTATTGCGGCTTCCTGTCCCCATCCTTCCATCTGCTTCCACTTGGCTAGGAATGAGGTGGGGTAAAGTGGTTTTTTTCGTTCTTTGCGATATTGTAGGTATTTATTCCAAGCGTCACGGAAATCTGAAGAATCTAGTGCTTTTGGTAATTCAGAAAAATCGGTTTCGCTTTCTTTATTGGTACTTGGTAATTGGGTATTGGTACTTGGGAGGGTATGCGTTCGGTTAGCGATGGGTAAGCGGTGGGTACGTTTACCTCCTTTTTTGCCATTTTGTGATTGTTTTTCTACGAATTCTTGATGGTTTTGTACCTCACCCATGACCCGACGATTAATCCAGCCTTCAGAAGTCGATATAAAAAACTCTTCCAGCATTGCACGAACAAGCGGTTCCGTTGACCGGATTCGTCGTGCGATAATGGCAGGTTCATCGCTAATGGGGCTTTCCTTATCGTATTGGTAATCCAAAAGTCGCTTGTATGTAGCATCTTCTTCTAGGGTTAGGTGGGCGGTTGCTGTCCTGTAATCTCCTATATGATAGTTGTAATAATTCACACTTCTGATTTATTTATAATTTCTTCATCCTCAAGTTCGCTCAGCGTCGAATTAAAGCGTTCATACAGAGAATGAAAAGCATTTTGTAAAATTAAATTCGCCCTTCGCTCCAACTCCAGTTCTGCTTGCAGAATTTTAATTTCATCCTCTGGATCCATAATGTAATTTTTATGCTTTTCCTTGATCCTATTTTGGAATCTTTCGTCGGATGCCCACGATACACCTCCCAAGAAAGCTACTAATTGATAGTATTCGTGCCAATGCTGTCCTTTCGGAACAACCATCCTAACTCCTTCTTGTGCATACCAATCTTGAAACGCTCTTTTGATATTCATTTCAGAGATGCAAAGGAATTGGTGGAAGTACGTCCTTAGAGAAAGGATTCATGCAGATATTTCCTTCATCCAAGTTAAAACCAAGGATTGAAACCTCGGCTCGTACAATGGAAATTGCCTTAACTACAGCGAATCCCCTTGGGTGATTAGGATGCTTCGCAGCAAGACGCTCTGCTTCCATCCTAGCTTCATTCTCATCATCGTAGCGAGTGGTAGGTAGTGAATCATCTTTCTGATATCCACCACTTCCAAGCCTCACGACCATGTAGAAAGGTCTGTTATCTATGATGTCTGCTTGTATTGGTTTTTGTGTTTTGTATGTAGTCATATATTTAGTTTTTTACCTCACGTGCTTCTACGATCATTTCACCCCATTCTTTGGAGTTTACGATCAGTCTGTTACCTTGCGTCCTGCCTACGATGTGCGCCTTAAAGCAGCGTCCATCTTTTAACTTTACTGTGCATTTTTTATTTATATTTGATTTCATATTTATTCGTCGAATGTGCTTTTATTTAGTTTAAAGATACCCTCCAAATCACTTTCCTGTCTCATAATGAGTCGTGCGTAACCAGCCGCAAAAGCATTAGGAAACTTATACTCTTCCTGCGATTCGATATTCATAAAGTAGTTCCACCTCAATACCTCGAAAAGCATTTGTATTCCTATCACCCTGTTCGGTCGATTCCTTCGACAATCCCTAGCTAACGCAACTAGGTTGCGGTAAACGGAGGGGTTGCTTGCGTGGAATCTATCAAACCTAACTGCTAATGAGTATTTAAGTGGTTCTTCACTTATTGGTTCAAAGTCTAATTCTGTTTCTTCGTAGTTCATAATCTATCGGATGCCATGTTTAATGGATAACCAAGCAGTATTAATGCTTGGAAGATTTCGTTTTCGTCAGTATGGGCAACCTTGTCAGGATTTGCCCTTTCCCAAAGCAACTGAACGACAGGAACATTTATCAAGTCGTCGAGATTTTCCCAACGATTCGCTACTGTTCTGTGACTATACCAATCCCACCAAATTATCCTAGCCACGGATGGCTGGAGATGTTTTGGGAGTAGCATAATTAATTCCCTCCATTCATCCTGCGTTCTGTAACGCATGACATCGGTAATGTTTTTATACTCCTTTTGTTTCTTGGTCATTGTATTTATTTAGTTTGCTCATAGATATAGCTATCCATGGTTTCTGTCCAAAAGGACAATAATATTTGCGGATATTTAGCGCAACAATCTGCGAATCGTCTAACCAAAATCCCTTAAAAGCATCTTGTGTACCTTTCTGAAGGTTGTCTAGGTCAGGACGCTTATCGTGATATTGTGCGCCAGTACCATGCGCCTTTGTATTAAGCCTAGCAGGACGCTCCAAGAAGTAATCGACTTGTAAATATATAGGGCATTCCCAAGGTTCTTTCGGCCTATGTTGGCTTGCATAAAGGCGAATGATCTTTTGATAATCGCTAGCCTTCTGCGTCTTAAAGAATATGGGTCTGCCCTTGCGAATTACCATCTGCTTGCCCGATGTTTGTAAAGACATCGGACAAACAGGGATAATAAACCTAATTAAATCAGCCGTCGAATCCATCAGCGTAAGCGTCGATTCTCTCCTCTTGGCAAAGATGACAACGGAAAACAGAATTAGCAGGATTACTGCGATCTGCCTTCACGATGTATAAATCAATATCTCTAGTGATTACATCATTGCCATTGTATTCTGAGTCGCAATCGCAACACACGAATACTTGTTCGGGTTTTACGCCTTTAGGGGAGAGTATTGCTGCCATCGTCGTGAAACATATCGGGTTGGTTTGGGTTTTTAACAAACACCTCGGCTTCATCCGTGTTTTTTACGGAGTAGCCTAGCTTTGCCTTAACTGATCGGGCATCGGGTGAAAGATGTTTGAGCGTGATATTAATTGAAACGGAAGCCTTTCCCTCTGCGCTATCGTAGATGGTTTTCTGGATTCCATGCCAATTAGATTCAAGCAAACCTACAATTAGGTTTCCTGTTCTATCAAGCTCCAATCTGCCAAACTCAAGTGGGTCATAATCACCGGAGAAAACTTGCGTTACATCTGGTGCTACAACAATAGTTCCATCCTCGTTGGGAATCTCTGTAAGGGATTTCATTTTAGAATGGGATGTCATCGTCAGCTTCGGGCTTAGACTTATCGGAAGGAGCAGGCGCCCAAACCTCATCGTCAGAATCCTCAAGCGTTGTCTTTGCTACTGACTTAGCTTTCTTGCTCAACTTGGCAAGTGCCTTCAACTTTTCCCGATCCAGTTTTTCACCAGCAGGAAGGACTGAGTTTAGCCAACGGATTTTAATCCTAGCCTCACCATTGTATTCCTCCTCCTCGCAAACGACCTGACACTCTTTTCCGGTGAAAGGATCCACCGAACCCTCGGTAAGTGCCTCAATATCGCCATCCCACCCGAAGGCTTTGGTAAGCGTCTTGATCGTATTATCGAAAGCCCCTGCGGTGAGGTAGCCACGCCATACGATCTCACGATCCTTTTGGTCGCCTTCCTCCTTAATCTTAACAGGAATTCGGATAAAGGGAGAAGCCTTGGCTCCTGCCTCACCGAACCATCCGTTTCCGGGTGACTTGACTACGGCTAGGAACTTCCCTGCCGCTGTTACATATCTATTATCTTCTGACATGATGTTGTTTTGTTGGTTTGTTTTATTTTGTGCGAGACATAACAGGCTCGCTCTGTTTTGTGGTTATGACATCACTTAGCAACTCTGCCAGCTTGTCTTTTCCTTCTTTCGCTTTCAGTTGCAATTTAGCGACCACGGCTTTTTCAAGCTGAGATACGCTAACTTTGCAACATTCGGCAAATTCTTTTGGATCTAATACTTCTGATAATGCACCATAGGCTTCATCAGCATTTTCTATGGAACGAGAGGTTCTTCCAGACTTTAGTTCCCATCCTCTAATCGGTGTTCCTGCGTTTAGGCGACGCCTAGTTTCAGCTCGGATTGCTTCAATGACGGACTCAGCGACATCTGCCGCATCGTTATACTCTGCCAGTTGGGCATCCCCAAGCTCTAGGATGGTCATGGGAGAGGTTTTTGCCACCTCGTGAACCTTTGCCCCTGCTTCGGGACAAACGCTCTTACCTCGGCAGTATTTACACGCATTATAGGATGGTGTTCGTGCTGCGGTAGGGGAATAAGCGTCCTCGCAGATTTTGATGATTTCCGCCCTAGCTGAAGCAAGTGCCTCCTCATTATACTCGGCTATTGTCGCAGGAACAGCCATCGGCTGAATAATGCAAACATAGATTTTCTTAAGATTAGGCAAGTTCTCTTTTACGAGAACCGCATAAGCTCGAAGCTGAAGGTTTTCGGCAGCGTCACTCTGTGCGATTCTGCCTGTTTTGTAGTCGGTTACGATAGCAATCTCATCGCCTATATGGTCAATGCGATCAATCTGCCCCGAATACATATCACTTAGCCATAGACGCTTTTCCGTAGTAACATGGGTAACGTCACCAGCGTTAATGATGTCTAGGGTTTCTTTGTGATATGCGATACACAATTCAGCAATTTCTACCTCTTCGGGCTTTAGGTTCCCTTCGCCAGTTGCGATATATTCGTGAATGCGAGTACCCATGTCTGCCGCAGGGGAGCTTTCCCCCCTCGGCATTGTGGATTCTAGGTTGAACTTACCAGCGCACTCAGCATAGCCAGCCATGCCGCTTCCGCTAATTTTATCGTTACGATCGTCGCTCATCAGTTTAACGAGTGTTTGATTACTGCCTCAAAAGCAACAAGGAGTCTTTCCACTAGAGCGTCACTGAATTCAATAACAAACTCTGGAATGTCTTTCATACCTTTTGATAGGCAAAAAGAACGAACATCTTTCTCGGAAACCTTGTTCTCGTCCATCAGAGCAAATAGGTGATCGTGAGGTTTAATCGTTTTTTTAGGTACGACCACCGCCTCAATAACCTCTAGCTCCTCGGCTGGCTTTGGATTCATGAATTCAACTGCGTCCTCGCCTCCTTTTGCTACGAATACTGGTTTCGCAATGGTTGGCTTCGGGGTTTCCGCAGGGGTAAAATCCTGCACTTCCTCTGGCGTATAAAGACCACTGACAACGCTCGGATAAACTGCCCTAACACCCTCGCTGATGACACGTGCCGAAAGCATCTGGCGTGGATATTTCTTCCAGTTATCGCCATTAGCCAACCCTGCTCGTTTGCCATCTTCGATTGTCCAAGTGACCAATAACTCACCTCCCTGCGGATGCGAGAATAGTGCGCTAACCTTGGCGTCAGTACGCTCCTCCCACTTCACCGAGCCTCCTGCTTGCTGAAAGCGTGCCAGCATAGCATCAGCCTTTAGGGACGGACGACCTTTAATGATGTGATATTCCTTTGCGGCTGAAGCAGGATGCCTCCCCTCACTTTGGGCTACCAGCATAAGAGCAAGAGCCTGATCGGGGGTATTAACCCCGAAAAGGCCACTCTTAGCAACTGCTACGGCCATCCGTTCCACATCGGAAACCGGAATAACTGCAATTTGATTGCTCATCGTATTAGGCAGTAGCGGTTTCGATGGGTTGAACCATTTGGCTCTTAGCATCGTTCATTCGGGACTGCATTGCGCCGACGAGAAACTTACGGAGAGTTTCACGATTCTTTTTACCGCCGATTGCTGACTGAGCTGCGGCGACTTCCTCATCACCATAAGGGATGCGGAGTGTTAGGTTCTTATGTTTCATTTATTTGTGTTGTTGTTGTTTTGGTTATTCCCCCGACTTACGAGGGAAATCTGTTGCAAGAGCGAACAAGGCACGCTCACCGAAATCTTTAGGTGCTTTTTTGATACGATAACCAGCATCGGTGAAAACCTTTTTAGCGTGATCTTGGTCGTTGAAAAACGCTAGGCACTCGTGGGCATTGGTAACGCCTCCGTTGTCGTGAAGGACTAGGAACTTCGTGGGGTAGTTCGTGCGGTAGTTTTCCCACAGAGCTTGATCGGTATTATATAATGGTGTCATTTTATTTATTGATTTATTGGTTTGGATTTATTTGTTGGCTTTCACCAACACCAACATTGTTGCCTTTTTCTTACCGAATGAAAAGGAAAAAAGTAACTATTTTTACTCTTTAGAATGCGAATCTATACACTTTTTCGCTTGCTTTTTCTTTTTCTTGCCAAAAATAGCATCCCAATTTTCTCTATACTTTTTTCGATCCACCGGACGCTCATGGTCGCCTTTTCCTGCGCCTGTCCCGAATTGATTTTTAGGAATTGCTTGGCTCATTAGGCTTCTTCCATTTTAGCCAACCGATGAATTTCCCGATTGATATACCAAATCGCTTTCTTAAGATCCTCAATCTCGGTTGCCTTATTCTTGAAGCCAGCCCTAGCCAAATACTTCACCGCATTACCTCGGCAGAAGTTCATGTGTTCCGTTAGGTCAATGACTTCAATGCCTTGATGTTGGTAATGCGATGGATGATTGACTGATTCGGGGAAATTTATTTCAGCGATCATAAATTTTAGCTTACCGCTTGGTCTGATGGGCTTTCTTCAATTTCAGGTTCAGCGACTACTGGCTGATCTTTGATGATAAGCCTTTCGAGTAGTGCTGCTGCGATTAGAAGGTTAAAGGAAAAGATTTTGCTTTTATTGATAATGTCACAAAAGACATCATCTCGTGAAATTGTATTCAGATCAATCCCTTCCAGAATTTTATCAATCTGATCCTCGTTAATCAAACCTGCTGGCTTGGTCGTTTCTTCTGTTGTTGGTTCGGTGATATTTTCGCTCATATTTTTGTGTGTTGGGTATTTGGTTTTTAATCTGCCATGTGTTCCATCATCGCTTCAGCAAGCTCGAAAGCCAATGCTGCTGCTTTCTTTGGATCCGTTCCATCTTCCGTAGAAGCAATACCAGCAAGTGCTGAAGAGGCAAAGAATTGCTTCATGCTCATGCCGGTATTGCTTTTTACTGGAGGGTGACTGCTATCGCCTTGGTATGCGGCTACAGGAAATGCTGGAAAGTTAAATTTCTTAAATGGTCTATTCATGATTTTGTTTGATTTTTTTATTTTGCGCAGGGCAAGTAAGGCGATACTTTTTCTCTAATTTGCCAAGCCTGTCAAGAAATACCCAAACGCAAGGAATCAAAGGATTGTACCTTTCTTGCTTATTATAATCTTTTAAGGACATCATGGCGGTTATTTGTTTGGAGGAGTGCAACACCCATCGCACCCATGAGTTTTATCGGTAGCCGGGTCATCTGGATCTGGGTGACCTACGCCATGCTCACACATGCGCTCCATAATACCCCGATCATTACGCCAGTTCTGAGGCCAATCTTTCATGTGATGATCGCTCGGATTGTGAATACAGCAATTCTCGCCTTTGCATTTCTTTTTATCGTGGACTGACAAAGTTCTGTCTGATCCTATTAATTTATAGCTTTCCATATTTATTCGTCTTGTGTTGGTTCGTTTGTTTTTTCCATTTCCACAGCTTGATCTGCTCGGATGTCGTGGATCATGTTTTTAACCATTATCGTGCAATCAGCCTCTTTTCCATGATACTTCCGTAAGAAGAGATAGTGATGCTCGTAGATGTACGCTAGGATCTGCTCTCGCATATCATGGCGTCCTGCTGAATATCCATCGTCGTATTTATCGTTGTTCATGACTTGGCTCGTATGATTGGTTTATTTCGTGGAGTCAATACTTTTTTTTCTCCTTTCGCATTCCTTCATTACGGAAAGCATGAAAACCTGCATTCCTTCTAATACACGATCTGGATCTCCATCGCAGAAAACGATCATTGATTCCAAGAAGTCGTTTGCTCGTATCATTACAATATCACCTAAGTCCTTTTCTGGATGATGGCGGTTTTTCTTAGTCATTGTTTTGTTCCTCCTTTAGTTTTTCTGCATCCTCTTTCTCTTCCTTGTAGGTATCGAAAAGATCTTCTGCGTTGTTGGTGAACCACTCACAAACCTCTTGGTGAATGTAGAAGTATATAGCGGCCATTCCGTCATTTTCCCTAGGGTTATCGCCAACTCCTGCGTCAAAATGCGCTTGCTCAATTTCCTGCCCATGAAGATACCAAGCGGTATTTATTTCATGGGTGTAGATAGGTACGCATCCGTCCACTATTTCGTGAATAGCACCGGAGTAGTCTAGGTCGTTTATGTCTGGGCAAGAATCTGGCTCATTCTCGTTCAGGTATTTAATCAGTTCTTCCTTAACCTCGCTTATGGCGACTTCTACCCTGTCAGGTAAGGTATCTTCTACTTCTATGTTTCGTGTTGTCATATTTATTTTGTTGTTTTTTTGTTTATTGATCTAACGATCAAATTCTTGGTAATCATCTGGGTCTGGGGTGCAGTCCTCTTCGACCTCTTCGATATTCACTTCCTCGCCACATTTAGGGCACTCGAAAGGACTGCATTCAGCTTCAGAACCCGGATCATAATGTTCGGGCAGTCCTGACATTCCAGTAGCAGGAGTTTCGGGAGTGAAGTTGACTTCAAACTCATGTTCGCACTCTTCGTTTTTACAAGTGTATTCGTGTTTCATTTTAGTTATTTATTTTTGTTACAAGTTCAATCATTTCAGAACGGACGCACTCGGTAGGACGGATTCCTCCGTGTTCCCAAACCAAAGGCTCAATAAAGCCTCGGTCGCCGTTCCACTCAACTACTAGGTATTCCTCGTAGCCACCTTCCCATTCGGGACGGATTTTAACAATACATCCGGTGTGCATATTATTTATTTATTGGTTATTTATTGGATTTTACCGACAAGATAAGTATTGCCTATTTTGTCCTGCATGAAAAGGAAAAAGTACCACATTTTGTAATTATTTTTACCCTACGCCAAGGCTGAGAAACTAGGGTTTTTAGCCACTAGCGCAGGGTCGTTAAACCGCTTCAGCAACTTCTGGCGGTCTTGCTCGGTGATTTGTACCGCAATCCACTTCATCGCTTTGTAAGCCCTGCGGCATCCTGCCGAATAACGAAGAACCGCCATGCGAAGCAATTCAGAAAAATGCTCATGTTCGCCATCAATAAACAATTTGTCTGCTGTGCTGTGAAAAGCGCATTGGGGAGGAATAGGAATTCCTGCCGCTTGTGCGTCTCGGTAAAAATCTACATTAATAAGAACAGCGTTCATTATTCGTCACCTCCATAATATCCGTAGTCCTCATCAGTTCCGAATCCTGCCGATGCTAGGGCTTCCCCATCATCATAGCAATCGTCGGGCATTCTGCCTACGCAACGCTCTTCGGGATCATTGCCTATGGGTTTAACTTCTTCCTCTTCGGGAAGATTTTCGTTATCTGGATTTATCATATATTTATTTATTAGGGTTGACTAACGCAATCAATCAAACCTCCGACCAACAAAAAAGAAAAGGTCTTTTTTTCACTCTTTTTGCTTTTCGTGTTTTTGCATTTTAGTGAAGATTTTACCGGCCAGCGAAGATAGTTCTTCAATGGCATGTTCCTGCATATCGGGAAACCTAGCATGGGCAACTTCGTGGAAAATAGTTTCCGCAAGGCTTCTGAAACGTCCTCGCTTCTCAGCTTGTATAATTATCTTCCGTTTCTCCCAATTACATATTCCATCGTGAACTCGTAGTTTGCCACGAACCTTCTGGCCTCCCGGATAACCATACCCGACTGTCCATCTTTTTTTGTTAATGTTGATGCAAAGGATTTTTTGAAAGCTCATAGCGTGTGGCGTTATGGTTTCTTATGTTTGATGCTTATTTCCGCCTTGTAGGGATCGTAAAAATATCTTGCGTGGGTTATCTCATGCTTAATTAGTCGCCACATATCTGAACGAACAAATTCATCGAAATCACCGGATGATGCTATTTCTGGCACATCCGGTGGATCCGAGTCTTTATCGCAGATAATTATCACTATTCCTCAATTATCTTTATGCAGCTTTTTAGTTCAAGAACAAGTCTCTCCCTTTCGCTTTTTATGATTGACCTGAGTAGATCTCTTTCACGCTTTAGCTCTTCTATTTCGTCCTGTAGCTTCGTTTTGGAAACTTCGTCGGGGTTTTCCTTCAATAATTCCATAAGCATCCACAGGGCTTCCTTGCGGTGCCCACCTACGTTCCATTCCGTTATGTTTTCAACCTCTTCGCCATGGTGTGCTAGGTAATTCTTTCCGTTCTTCCAGTTGTAGATTGTGCAGACTAATCCGTGGTCGGCATGTTTGCTTACCTCGCCTTCAGGCATGGGGAAGCGGATGATCCACTCGGCATCCGTTTTATACTCGTCGCCTTTGGTTGGCTCACCGAATAAGCTAACGAGTTTTTCGTAAGGGGCTTCTAGGTATCCTTGTAGGAAAGTTCCACCTACGGCTATTTTGCTTTCGTTATGTGTTTCGTATTTCATGTATTTATTCATTGGTTGTTGTTGGATTGAGGATTTCTTTAATTTTGTCGAATAGTTCAAGTCGCTCTTTAATTAGCCTTATTTCTAGTTCGATAACTCGCAATTCGTCAGATATTTCGTCTAAGGTTTTCGCAGGTGTTTCCATAGTGTTATTCTTGGTAGTCTTGAATCGTTGTAACTAAGCCATCGAAATCCTCGTCACGCCCAAGCAGGTCAGCCGCAGCGTAAACGATTTCCAGCGGCACTCCGTAATCTTCAGCAAGGCTATCTAGGTAGTCCTTGCGGTTCTTATATCCATTTTCAGTGTATAGGCTCATTTTATTTATTTGGTTTTAGGTTATACTCTACTTTTTTATCCATACTCTCTGAAATATGGCAAACATACGCTTGCCATACTCCGGGTATTTACTAACAGGGATTCGGTGCGCCTTGCACCACTCGACAAAATCTTTTCTGCACCGGATTTGTTGAACTATGTTCATCAGTCCCAAAGCAAGCAAAGGATAATTCCGACGATGAAGGCTTCCACGAAAAGAAGCTGAATTGCGTTGAAAAGTAGGTCTTTCATTTTATTTGGCTTGTACCAACTTGGTATATTCTGCAATTTCGTCCTCAATTAAAAATTTGAGGCTAGGTTCAGCGATGAGGCATTGCTTTAACACGCAGAAAAGTTCCATGTTCATATATTCAGATGAATCGTTATTTTTACGAATTGCATCTGTGAGGCGACCAAGAACTGAAATGTCGATTTCATTTTCGCCATTGATTAGCTTGCTCATTGTATTTATTTATTGGTGTTTGGGTTTCCTAACGAAGTCAATCAAACCTTGTTTTTCCGAAAAGGTAAACAAAAAAGATACACTTTTTTCATCCAAAGGAGGAAAATAGTTCTAAAAAGTACGTTTTTCCCACGCCTCACGAGCCTTTTCTACCGAAATTGCAGGCTTTCCGATGCGCTCATTCACATCGTTGTGAAGGTGAACGCTCCAGCCAAAAAGATCCTGCCATACCGGAGGATGCTCGGAAATGAACTGGCGGAAATGTTCTTGGCAAGGACATCCGTCAAATGGAAGGGATTCCGACCAATCAAGAAACCATAGCTTTCCTGCGTAGTCGTGATTTTCGCTATTGTGCTTATATCGTAGTGCGTACAAATGTAACTCTGCCCAATGGCGAGAACCTTGCTTTGTGATTTGCGTGGCAGGGGACGAGGCGTGCGAACGAACAATTTCATCACCGCAATTATTTACCCATTTCCGGTGCTGGTCTGGATCGACGCCAAGTGCCTCACGAACGATCTCCGTAACTTTTTTTGCAATGGCATTTTGTCGATCGTTTGGGGCAATCGTATGCCTTCTTAGCAAATCGGTATTCATGGTGCTAATTTGCCACTCGGTGACTTGTTCCTCGGTAATGCCATCCTTACGGCATAACCACGCTTCTACCATTTTACTCAACGCAATGAGAAAAGCGTCATTTTCACGACTTCCGTAGTCAGTGACTAGAATTTGAAGCGTCCCATCGGGTAAGAACCGCCAATCGCCAACCTCGCTATACCGCATAGCCGAAGGGTCTATAGCCTTTATTTCAATTCTCATGCTATTTCATCATCAATTCTTGCAGAGGTAGCTTTTTCTTATTGTCTGGAACGATTAGCTTAATGTTTTTTAAAATGCCTCCATCACCGGCATTAAAGCTATTGGTTAGCAATCTCACGTTTTCAAGCGTTTGCGTTGCGCTAGTTGCGCTAGGTTGAGGGGTTGCAGCTTCGGGAGTGAATTGGGGCTGACCTCCGGTTTGGATCGCCTCACGCATTTCTGGCGTAATTTTTACTTTCCAGATTTTGTACGTTTTTGTTCCTTTGCTATGCACTCTTGCCCATTCCTCTGACAAATCCCGCTGCCTTTCCATGAAAAGATCCCTGTATTCGTCTTGATCTACATTTTCATCGTCCTCAAAAATTCCCTCTCTTTCTAATTGTTTTTCAACCTGATTGAAAATTCTATCTTGCGCTTCTTGTGGGATGTCATGAAGAGGGTCGGCATATCTTTCGCCTGTAACAATTTCAGATTGTTCTACTTTTCCTTTGAACTTTTTTTCAACATATTTGCCGATCTCTTTAGGAAGCATCTGATCGTAAAATTTTTTCATGCCTTCGCCTCCTATTTCTAGTTTGGTTCCACGAAGGTCTTTTGCTCCAGAAAATGTATCTTTTTCGCCTTCACCATTTACTATTTTTTCAGCAACTTCTTTTCCAACATTTGCAGCCAGATCAGCTTCTGGAATAGATGCACCAAGAGTTCTCCAAGCTGATCCATCACCTTTACCGATATATTTTATTTTGTATGTTCCATCTTCTTGTTTGGAATATCTCAGAGCGTCGATTTGAGTGGATAGCCTATAGCGAGCAGCTTGCGTTGCCCCATCAGTCCAAGAAACTCCATCCTTACCTTGTTCAATAGCCATTTGTAATTGGCGTTTAAACAACTGAAGCCCCCAATCTTTTCTGAATGGTGCGTCTGCGACTTCTTTTCCTGTTAAGTTTCCTTGAGCATATTTAATGGCTTCTTCAGCATTTTTACCATATGCCTCAATACCAGCAGGATATTCTTTTGAAGATACAACCCATCCCCAATTGGTTTTTGTAGCTATTGGATCAGTTAGTTTAATGTTCTGATCTCCCTGATACCCCTGCTTTCTGCCTTTCTGATGCCGTCCAGACTGATATTCTTCTGAATGCAATAGATTATCACCAGCTACGTCCTTGCGCTCGTTAAGCCTCATGTGGGCTACATAGTTAGGAATGTCAGGGAAGTGAGAGTCGGTGTATTCAGAAGTCCGTTTTGGAGGTTTCGTTTCTTTTGAAAGGCGATTAAACTCTGCAATGTTTTCTTCTGTGCGAGGAAGATTTTGAAGTTCTTTAAGTCTTTTAATTTTAGATTCAAAGGAAGGCATCGTCATCACTACTTCCCTGTAGTTCTGTCCGTCAGGGGTAACATAGGTTCCGTATTTTGGATCGCCAATAGCAGTTGGTCGTGCATTAGGCGTATTTTGCGCATCCGTTGTGTCAAAAAACTCCCCCAAAGTCATATCTAAAGAATCTGCGTAATCTTTTGCCAATTTAAGTAATTGTTTTTTATCCGCTTTTGGATTTTTTAATTCATCATCGAACGAATCATTAGGAGCCATTTCTACCTCCCTCCAATTCTGTAATTGTTCCCGAATATATTCGGGAGTATATTCATTAATTATTTCTTCTTCTGTCTTATTTTTTTCTACTGCTAAATACTTTTCTTCAAACTGAATCTGCCCTTCGTTCTTCAAATAATCACTTACTTCTTGCTTGGTGACGCTATCTTTGCCTTCTAGGAAGCCTTCTAGGTTGCTCCATTTGATTTCTTCAGGCTTTACTCCCGAACCTTTCGTTGGGTCAACTATAGCCATGATTTGCTGAACGGATGCTTTATTAGGCATCTTTTCGTCAATCGTCTTTTGCAACTGAGAGTAGAATCCTTTTTCTGAAGTAGGGTAGGTGCTAGTGTAGTCAGGGGTGAATTGCGCTTGCATCGGCTGTAATTCACCAATAGGCGTATATGGCTCACTTGTTTTCGCATCTGAAACTAATGGTTTCCACTTACCATCTTTACCTTTATATTCTAGTAAATTAGGAGGAACATTTCCCCTTCCTTGAAGTAAAACCTCTCCTGTGCCGTCATCGAATTGAATTCCGTTTTCATTTTCAGGGTACCTCCCAAACAAATCTACAAGTTTTTGTTTATTTATTCTAAAAAGGTTTCCGGAATCTAATGAAGAATAGTATTCTGTATTTTTAGGGGTATTTCCCATATAAACACCTTCTCCAGAATAACCTTCTTCAGATGGCCTAATTCCCTCTTTTATGAAATCTCGTGGATTTGCATCTGTTAAATGGTAAACATACGGATCTGTGGTTCCGAATATTTGTTTTTCACCGCTAGAAGTGAAAGCTGATCCCATTGTCATTGCGTCCTTTCCTTGAATGGCGTTTGCGCCTCGCAGGAGGTCGCTAGAAATCTTCGGAACAGATTCCTCGCCCATTTGTGTAGGCATACCCTCTTGCGTCAACTCAGGGTCAATTATGGCTTCTGGAACCGCATTGAAAATCGACTTGCCGTATTCAAACGGATATTTCTGTCCATTACTCTGCTCATAGTGAGAATAAGCATCCAGCCTCCTACTACGAATAAGTGACATAGGATCACTACTCTTGGCGTCGGCTTTCTCTTCTTTGCTCATTTTGCTCCGAGGAACCTTCGGGAGAGAAATAACTACAGGATTGAAATTCTTTGGCCTTGCCTCAGTTTGCGGAGGCTTGACGTTCAAGAAAGCGTCATAAATATAACGCATTTGCATAGCCTTATTGAAATCTGTATCCAGATTGCGATGTCGAGCTTGTGCCGCTTGTTCGGAAAGAGCATCCATTTCGGCAGGATCGTTCTGCCAATTCTCCATGTATTTGCTCAAGCCTTTGATAAATTCATTCGGATCGTAGTTCCACATCTTCAGCAACTCAGGCTGATACTTCAGAATAAGATTTGCCTTATCCTTGGCTCCGGTGACGTTGAACTCGTTCACTAGGAAGTGACCATCTTTACTGAATGACAAAGAAATCGGCTTGCTCTGGACGATTTTAGGCGAGAAAGGCTTGTATTTCCCCCCTGCCGTTAGCCGAGACATATACATTCCGATAGTTGGTGTTCCATCAGCACGATTAATAATATCCCTAGCCAGAGCTAGTTTGTTCTTAATTGAATATGGAACTATATTCTCTGGTAGGGATAAAATCTCATTAAGTTGCTTTTCAGTCAACCTGCCACGGAAACTTAATCCGTCAGGCGTAAAGGGACGCATCGCCTCGGGGTTATCTTGGTCAAACTTCAGAATAGAATCTCTAATCAGTTGCGACCTAGCTTGCATCAGTCCCTTATAGGCGTCTGGCTTGCGTTCTACTGGCTTTCCCTCACCATCGTACACGATTTGCGAAACAATACGCATGGATCCACCAGTAGGGATAATCTGCGTAGTCAGTTCTTCGGGCATTTGCCCATATCCCTTAACACGAACAGGTGTATTCTCGCCGTCATCCGAGCCTCTCCATTCTCCTTCAGCAGCTTCTGGATTTGCGATCAAATGCGAATAAATTACATTTCCATCAGCATCCACAACTTCAGCTACTTTCGTGGTCTTAAATTTTCCATCGTCTTTAGCAAACTCTTCAGCAATAGCACGATTGTTCTTAATATCTTTCGGCGTGATCTCAGGCGCAACATCCGATCCATCGTGAGGCGTAAGAACTCCGTTAAACTCGTTAAGGGCAATGTTGTTCCTGCGAACTTGCGCCATCATTTCAGGCGTGAAGGATGTCCCAGTAAGTGCTGAATAGTATGGGTCTTTAACTCCTGCGTATGCACCCTTGCGAATAACAGCGGCTAGTCGGTTATTCTCATGGTTCACCATTGCCCAATCAATAATGTTCTGGACAGGCGAATTAAGCCTTTGCATCCCTTTTCCGCCAATTTGGTTTGCCCCCAATCCTGCGGAATTAGCTTCAGCAAGGATTTCACTTTGCATATACTTAGCAACCTTTACTGGATCGTAAGTTTTCGTTTGGTAGTCCCACATGTCGTTATTCTTTGCGAACTCGACTTTTTGTTCAGGAGTACGCTTAACTAGGTAATTGTTAAGAAACATATCCCCTAGCATTTCGTTAGAATATGCACCTTCCGTTCCGGGAACTACCTTGCCTTCGGGAGTATAAACCACTTTCCCGAATAGTTTTTCTCTTAGCGGTTGCGTCAGCTTTCGGTATTCGGTAAAGCCCTGTGCAATATGGTCAGCTTCGTGCGTAGCAACCCAAGCCAAAGGACGGCCTGTTGCTTCTTGAATTTCTCGCAATTTATCCACATTCAGAACTGCGGTATCACGCATTGGATCGAAAATAAGAGCTTGTGCTTTTGGCCCTACCATATCTCCGGTAGGCAGTTTTACCTGACCGCTGGCGGCATACCTAGCTCCAGCATTCTTTGCGTAAAACTCTGCCGTGGCTTTCTCCATTCCGGGATTCACATCCATTAACTTTTGCGCTATTTCCTCCGTGGTCATTATCCGCAAATTGAAATTGCGTCCGGGAGCAAGTGGCCCATTAATGCGACGATCAGCACTAGAAAGCACCCCTAGCACTTGCCTTGTGTATTCTTGGCGAGTTGGCACGGATGCCCTTTGGTTCATCTCGTAGATGCCCTTTTGCGTAGTGACATCGTTCTGTGCCGCTTGCGCTTCTTCGGATTGTGGATCCTTTTGCGTTAGTTCATTAGCCCTAACTTGTGCTGCGTCCAGCTTGCGTTTTGAATCAGCAATTACTTCATCCCATGAAGCAGCAGCATTAAGGTTAGCCCTGTCAGTTTCAGGCAACCTTTGCATAAGTTTGTAATTCTCGTAATCCTTCTGTTTGCGATACCTTTGTGCTTCGTAGGGGTTTTTACCCAATGCCCTATTGATTCCACCATGCGTATAGGAAAATATTGCGCCATTTGCCAAGGTTTCACCCATTTCCTGTGCGTCTTGATCGTTGTAAATACCGAGCGCAATTCCAAGCGGAACCATTTCGGCTCCTGTGCGAATAAAATCTTTTAGGTTATTGCTAGTCCAGTTAATTACCGATTCATTAACGAAAGGAATTTTGCGTGAGGGAATGTAACTTAAAGCCTTCGTTGCCACGGATGATTCTGGAGCTGCAATCGCTGTGGAGAACATATCTCCGGGTGCTCCAGCAAGCCTTCTATTAGCTTTCGCTAGGTCAGCTACAACTCTTGGGGCATAAAGCGTGGAAGCAAGGGTCATTCCTTTGAGAATTCCTCCTAGCCTGTCCTCGGGATTTGCTAAAGCTCCTACACCTGCCGCCCCAAGTTCCAAACTAGCAAGCGGTAGGTACTGGCGAACATAAGGACGATAAAACGATGGCACGTTCTCTAGGGCTTCTTCTAGTTTTTGACCACCTTTGCTTATGCTATCAGCAACAATAGTGGCGTATTTCTCAACAGCACCTTGTTCTGCTTTGGCTTCAGCTTTTCCAGCAAATGCCGCACCTTGTTTAGCCTCTTCCGCAGCATTAGCCGCAGCTTCAGCTTCAGGAGTAAGCGGATTAGCAATTTTAGCCCCTAGTTTGATAACTTTACCAGCACCTTCAAAAGCCTTCATCGCCATAGAAAACTCATTACCAGCAGGAACAACCATTCCTGTAGCAAACAACTCGTTTTCAGTTGGTGCGGTTTTGTTTTGGTAAGCAATAGATTTATCAATGAAATCTTTCGCCAAGAATCCATCCTGTTCTTTTTTGTATTGAACCGCTTGTTCCCTGCTCCATTCTGGATGTTGCGCTAGGATTTGATCTGGTTGTGCCGATAGTTGCGAAATCATCGCCAGCAATGCCTTTTGCGTAACAGGACTAGATGCGTCGATAGCTCTTGCGGCTACGTCAGGGTTTTCCTCATCGTACTGAGCATTGTGCGTATTAAAATACTCTCTATTACGGAAACCTTCTTTTGCTTCTTCTTCAGTTTTTAGTCCCAAAGCAATTAAGGCTCTATCGGCGGTTGTTTGACCATTCTCGACTAGGTTTTTACCCTGCCTCCAAAACCCTTCAAATGTATTAGCTACTGACTCTGGAAATGCCTTGATTGCACGAATAGCTTTCTCCTCACCTCCGGGAGCTGCAGTCATATTTGCAGGATTTACAGAACCTAAATCGCTAATGATTTCCCCTGCTCCCGATATAAGGCCACCGACCATTCCGGGAGTGCTTCCTACTGCCGATTCGATTGCCTTAGAAGCGGCATCGTCTAGGGTTTGATTCTTGCGATGCTCGTACAGATAGTTAATCTGTTCAGGTGTTTTCTCAAACCATTGTGGAAATTTCTTGATCTCTTCTGGATCAGTTTCTTCTTTGGCAACATTGGCAAGTTCCTCGCTGACATTTTTGAAACCTGCTTGCTGAAGCGTTTCGCCAATGGTAGGCAGCTTGGCGCCACCGACTTCCGGCAAGTTTTTCTTAGCAGATTGGATCAACTGATCCATCGCTGCTAGGTCAGGATTATTCTGTTCCGTTACTGATATTGTAGGAGTTGCCTTGGATTCGGTTGCTCCTGTTCCTCCCATTGCTTTGCTTGCTGAAGAAAGCAACTGATCCATGTAAGCTAGATCATCGTCTTTTTTTGGGTTTTCAATTCCTAGAGCCATCGGAGGATTATTGCGGAACAACTTCGATTTGTCCAACATCTCCTCCACCAAAACCTTCTTTTACATTTCTGTCTTGTAATGCTTTTGCTCCAAGCAGAAGGCTATCCGTATCAGCTTCTTCTGCAATTCTATCATGAAAGATTTGAGCCCTTCTTTTAATTCCTTCAATCTTCTTGTTAATAATTTCTGCATCTTCGAGGCTTGCGGTAGCTTTTTCTGTAATTAGTTTGGCAATTTCTTTTTTGCCATCCTCCATTCTTTTATACGCATCGGATTTAAGCATCACTTCATCTTGAGGAGTGTGACCACCAACAAAATAATAAACGCCAGCCTTTTCAGCAGGAATTCCAGAAGTTGAAAGCCTGTCCCTTGTTGCTGTAACTACTTTATTTGCGTTATCAGCTCCGTAGTTGAAGGTTTCCGTAAATGTCCTAACCATTTGCTGTTTGATTGGCTCTGGAAGGAATCCGCCGCCAAATGCCTTACCCTTGAACTTTGTTACGTATTTATCTTTCAGCGACATTGCGTTCTCAATCAACTGAGTCTGACCGACTGTGATTTTACCTCCCGACATTGCCCTTCCGAGCAAGTCAACCATATCTACTTCAGCTTGTCCTGCGGCTTCAGGATGTTTGTTAGAGTTTTCGTAAGCGGCTATGAAAGGCATCATCAGTTCTTTCGTTCCACCTTGCCTCAAGAAATTAGAAACAGGCTTTTGCAAGCCAAAGGCTTTTGATTCACGGAGGATTGTATTCTCCATTCTGTTTTGCTCGGTGGATTTAGCAGTCGCTTCACGTAGTTTTTGAGCTTCTTCCCTTGTTTTTTGCGCCTCTTCCCTAGTCGCACGCAAATTCGGATCGTTTTGTTTCCAAGGAATAACAAATACCCCTTGCTTATTAGGCTCTGGAGTTCCAGCGGCATACCAATTTGGGTTATCTGCTTGTGTCTCCATGTATTTGCGTGCTTCCTCGTAAGTTTTAAATCCAGAACGAGGAACCGAGTATTTAGTAACAGGCGGTTGCGCAGGGATAGGAGCAACCTCCTCTAGTGGCATGGTAGCCAATTCTTGTTCTATGTTTGCAAGTCCAGTAGGCGAAATGCCTCCTAGCGTTTTAATACTAGCAGGAGGTTTTGCGTTTGCGAAAACGGACATGGTTTGAGGAATGCTCGTTTCCATAGGGTTTCCTGCGCCAAGGCTTGCCCTTATGCTTGACCAATCGACATTGGCTAGGGAATTCAGCGCATTGCTTCCAATCGGCGTTGGTGCGGCTTCTAGCGGCATCGGGGCAGTTAGGTCGCCCAAGATCCTATCCGTTTTCATCAAACTCGGATCTTCTTCTGGCGCTTCGGGAAGATTAATGCTATCAAAAGAAAACCCACCAACAGGAGGAGTGTCACGTTGGTATCTCTCTTGCGTTGGTAGGGCTGAAGGGGTAGGTGCAATTTGTTTAGGAGCCTCATCCGAACTGCTTGTAGTTGTAGCTGAAGAAGATCCACCGCCCCACTCTTCAGGAACCACCTCTTTAATTCTTTCTTGAGAAATTCGCTCCATTTCTTTGTTATGCCGCTGCGTCTCCATCATACTAATTTGCTTCTCTTCCTTTGAAGCCTTTAGCTTAATCATATCCCTTGCCAACTCTCTTTGGTCTTTTAGGTCTTGAAGTTTCTGATCCCTATCGGACTTAATTGCAGACAACAATCCAGTAGATATATCCTTAACGCCAGAAGCTATTCCCTGTGCCACAAGTTCTGGCTTTGAGCTTGCTACCTGCAATGGTGTGAGAGGCCTGATTTGCGTCATATCCAGACCACCTAGCGAAACAGGCTGAACATTAGCTAACGCAGAAAATGGTTGGAATGTAAAAGCCATAAAATTAGTTGCCGCCAAATTGTAATCCTTCTATCTTTGGAAGCAAGGAAGAAGCATTAAGTGAATTTGCTACTGGAGCTATTGGCGTTGGGGCTGGCCTTGCAAAAGATGGTATTTTTAATGCTTGAGGGGTTGGGGCAGATTGCTCAAGAGCCTTTTCCGCAAACCCTCCCGCATAACCTAAAGGATTTCCGCCTGTAAATTTTGTCTTATCAAGCATTTCGGCATCGGCCAGCTTTTGATTGGCCTCCATATTTTTAAGTTGCTTTCTCCCCAAATTACTATTGCCTTCCGCAGCCCTCAATGCCGCTTCTATTTGAGAATCGTAATCAAATTGTTGTGAAGCACGCAGCCTAGACGCTTCTGCTTCTCTAGCATCAGCTAATTTTTTAGCTTCAATTTCAGCATTTGTTTTATTTTGTTGATCTAGTATGTTTTGAGATTGTTTCTTTATGGCATCAATCTCCTCCGCCCCTCTTTTTTTTAGCTCTTCAAACGCTAGGGCGTCTTTCTCTCTTTGTGCGGCGGATATCTTTTCCTCTCTATTTTCATCCAGCGTAAGCTGTTCAGACATTTTCTTATCCAAGTTCTCCTGAGTGATGGGAGTTAATGGAGTAATCGGGGCTATATCGTTTTGAAATACCGATAGGTCACTTCCAACTTGGTTGTCGATTGTGTATTCCGGCCTATCAGTTTGTGATGCAACTCCTGCGTATACGCTTTTTATCAAATAATTCGCTATTATATCTTGAACTTCTTTTGCTTGCTTTGCCAAGTCTGCATTAATAACAGAAGCATTCGTAATTGCTGATTGTGCCGTATTGTAATTTACAATTGGCGTGATATTCTTGGCGGTGTCCAGAGACCTTACGTTTGAATCTCCACTTGCAACACTGATCTGAGGGCCATTCTGTGAACTGGTTACATAATATACGTCTCCGCTAGTTGATGGTATCATTGATAATGAACCACCAAATTTTGTTTCGCCAACATCATTAGGTTTCAACGCATAGTTTACTTTTCCTCCAGCACCTCCGCTTCCCCATATATATGGGTCATAATATGGTGTTCTCGTTGGCTCAAACGATTTATCTTGCTGCCCTGATGATAGGTAGTCCTCTACGTCATGTCTCGACTGAGTGAGGTTAGATTCAATAACCTGCCAAGGTTCTCTTTTGTCGAGTGCGCCAGAAGTGCGTTCTAAAAAATCTAATGGTCTTTCTTTTGTTCCTGCGCCTAGAAGTTGTGCAAGTGGATCTAAATTAAATTTAAGCTCTGCATCTGGATTTTTAACCCATTCCGGTCTGGCATAATTCTGTCCGTTATATGTTGTTACTTTATCTGTCCGTGTGTAATTCTTGTCTTGAAAATCACGCAGCAAATTGTTTACTGTCCCAAGATATTTGGTTGCAAAAGTTTGTTTATTTGGGTCTGCATGAACTAAACCGGCTTCTTCGTCACTATCTATATTTTGCACCAAGGCTTCCCACTCTTCATCATTTCTTTTTTGTAATTCTTGAGTTACTTGATTTGCAAAAGAATTGGAGTAACTATTGTTTAACCCAACTCCAGTGCTAGTATAAGCTAGTTGTTTAAGTATGTCAGATGGGGTTTGGTTTCTGCCATAATTGTCGTATTTCCATAAATCATTATAGCTTTTGATCTCAGACTTTCCTATTTTGGTTGGAGAAGCCGAATACATATCCTGCCAAACCCCAAGCGGTACAGAATTAACTAATCCTGATATACTTTTGCCTTTTTGATTTAATTCTTCCTTAGATATTTTTCCACTTAATGCGTCTTGTAATGTTTTTAGGTTTTGAGAGATTACAGGATCTTTTAACGCAAGATAACTATAATATAGATTTTTAGAATCTATATTTGTAACATTTTCTGGATTTGGATAGATCATGCGTATTTATCCCACGCAAAAACTACAATCCACCGAACTTCAAGTCATCCACTTTAGGTGATGTGAATTGTTGCTGAGTGTTCCCAAATTGGTTTAGATAATTCTGTTGTGATGCGGCTGATTTCATTGCAGGATTCTTCTGTTGCATAGCTAGGTTGTATGCAGTTGGAGCCATTTGAGATGATACTCCACGCAGATTCTGTAGCTTTTGCTGTTCGGCTTGGTTTACATCAAACGCAGGAGCCGTATAGCTTTTACCTTTATTTGCTGATTCTTTAGCATATTGGTTTGCTGAAGAAGCATCCATTGCCCTCTGCATTGCATCTGCCGAATACATTTGCTGGTATGCTGCTTGTTCAGCTTGCGTTGCCATCTGACTAGCTTGAGTAGTTGCCGATTGGTATGCAGCTTGGTCTTGAGCGAGCTTTGTAGCCGCAGCACGATCCGCAGCAGCTTGGATCTCACGCTCCTGTTGCTTAGTTGCGTAGTCCTGAGTTAATTGCGCTTGTTTAGTCGTAAATTGATCTTGGAAGTTTCTTTGCAGTTCCGCTTGCGCTGATTCAAAAGCACGCTGTTGCTCTGCTGCCCACTTGTTGTATTCAAGTTGGGCTGCTGCTTGTGCTTTGCTGTATTCTAAAGCCTTTGTTTGATAAGCAAGATTCGCCATGCCCATTGCAGAATTCTGAGCGTTGATAGCCGCAATAAGGCTTGCTGTATTATCTTGCCGTTGTGGCGCAGGTGTGCTAGAAGAACTTCCTCCCATAGTAGTAGTGTGTTAGGTGTTAGTTTTTTGGTTAATAATATCTTTTGGGGTACATTTGGTTGAACGCTGCTGGCGCAAATGCACCGACTGCCATGCCACCTATAGGGCCAGCTAATGCTGTTCCAGCCATAGTTCCAGCCGCTCCAATAAGCGCACCAGTAGTTGCGTTTTGGTTAGCGGCATTTTGCGCTGATATTTGCGATAGTGTATTTTGATAATCACGCCATTCTTGGCGATTAGCCTGATTCAAAGATAGTGCTCCTCCCATAGACTTGTTAATAAAGTCGGACATGGTTTGGAAATTTCCTGCCTGTTGTCCTGACAACGCATTGATGTTCCCCATTTGGGTTTGACCAAGGGAATTTAATGATCCTGTTAGGTCATCACGCAACCTATTAGCTCCAGCAAATTGCATATTTCCAAAATTGGACATATTCTGAGCCTGTTGCGCCGAAAGACCCATGAGGTTTTGATTCTGCATCTGGCCTAACTCAGCAACATTAGCCATTCCAACCCTTCCGACATTTTCGCCAAGACCCCTAGCGGCCTGTAAGATGCCCTGTTGCCATTGGTTCATCCTATTAAGATTCTGACTCTCAACCTGCTGTTGCTGTCCAATAAGAGCCTGTGGGTCAATCGTTGCAATCTGAGGGGTTTGTTTTACGAACTGATCCCGAAGGGCCATATTTTCCATGTCCCTCTTACGCTTCTGCTCCAAGGATTGATCGGCAAATGCAGCTTCTCCAATTGAGCCAGCACCAAGACCAGATTGCATATTCCTAACGATTCCAGAACGGATGAGTTGGTTCATCCATTCTTTGTCATATTCCTTTCCCGTAAGTTTTTCTACATCTGCACCCAAGGTTTGACGCATTTTAGCGGCTTCAGGATTAAGGATCTCCTCAGCTTCACGTTGCCTTTGAACATTACCAATGGAAAACTTTTTAGACTCCTCTGCGGCTTTGTTAGCGTCAAAACGCTCCATTGTAGGAGCAAACTGAGCCTCCCTAAGAAGTTGCTGGTTTTGAAGGTCTAAAAGACTTGATTGAACTGCGTCTCTAGTCTTGAGTTGGCCTGTTTGAATGGCTCCCTGCGTGTCTAAAAAGCCTAGTTGACCTTTTGCTAGGCTTTGCAAGTAACCTGTCTCAATCTCTTTCTGCGTCCTTTGATTAGCAATCTGAGAGTCGCTGTATGCTTTAAGCAAATCAGTTTCAATGCCGCCTCTGCCTTTCAGAAATGCTAAATCACTACTTAGCTTTTGTTGGAAAAGATTACTTCCAGCATTCAGTTGCGCCGTCAGAATATCATAAGCTGATTGATTTCCATCAGGCGCAGAAGGAGTTGTTGTAGGTGAGCTTCCCATAAATTATGCAGGATAGTATAATTCTCTGTTTAGTTTTACAAGTCCTAGTTTTTCCATTGTTTTGTCTGGAAAATTAGGACGCAATTCGTTTGTTGGAACTCCAATATATCCAAGTGTTCCGTTAAATTCAGAATAGTGCCGCCAATCGTTCATAACCTGAATTATATCTCTTGGTCTTGTAAACTCAGGGTGAAAAGCAGGATAAACTACAGGAAATGAGCAATGGTCGCTATAACCAAACAATTCACCATTCCTTGTGTGAGCAAAAACATTTATGGATGGATGTTCGATAATGGTGTGGTCAAAAGATTTAGCAAATTGTTGTATTTTGCTAAATGCCTCAGTGTTTCTAGGAACGTATGTGTATTTGTATTTGTCCATTGTATTAAATTATTGTTGTTACGACACCTGTTTTATTATTGGTTTCATAACCAATTGATTGCGTTGTATTGATTTCGCTTCTTGTTCTAGAATTGCCACAAATAACACAAGGAAGGCAATTGGAATTTGTGGGAGTGTTGTAAATTGGAATACTGGAATAAAGAGGAATAACCCCATCATTTCCGTATGGGCTGATATACTTGTTCGGAAACTCTGTAATTGGCGTTGCCGCTGTTAGAATAGAAGGCATATTTAGCAGGGATTTGCTGTTCTATAAAGGTTAGCGGCTGTCGTAGCTTCTTGGGTTGCTATTGCTGAAGCCTGAGTCACCGCATCGCCTTCAGATACATAACTGATGTAGCTTGCCGTGGCAGTGGAAGAAACTGCCGGAACAGAAGATCCCCCACCGCAAGGAAGAGTTATTGTTCTGGTTTGCGTGCTTTTCCAAGAATTTATACCTTCTGGAACTTTTTCAGTAGATGAAGTTGCAAGATCAAATGTCTTTGACTCTCCGTTTTCGCCTACAGCACAATAAATAGTTTCATTCTGAGTATTATTACCAACCGATTTGTCAGGCCAAGGATCAAGATACATTCTTACCGAATCGACTCCAAGTGATCCACACCATTCAATTAAAAAGCTGAAGCACTTATCCACATCATTAGAGTTATATGATTCGCAAGAAGAATTTCCCAGCACTCCACTTATGTTTTGCGTTACAAGCCTTCTTGCTTGTGTCTGAAGGATTCCAAGGTCTTCTATTTCTGTTTGGTACGGAGTATTTTCATACTGGTATTGCTCGGTAACTGCCAAAATCCTCTTTTCAAGAACGCTTTGGTATTGCCCCTTTGTACCTCTGAAGGAAACTTTAACATCCACAGTTCCTGCAATCTGACTGCAATCAACCTCCCCATAAGCCAGTTGCTTTAGATCCATTGTGTCACCAAGCAATCCTGTTTCAAACTGGCAGTAGATCCTATTAACCCTTTCTGTGGTGGTTCCATCTTGGTTAATCTCAAAGTATTTGTCCTCTCTTTCTTGAGAAAAAGCCTCCCATAGATGGTTAAAAGAACCATCCGAAGAAGGTGAATAATCTACTGAAAATGCAAATAGCTTTGGCTGATTGTTAATCATTCCAGAAGCCCACTCTACTGGCCTAATTCCTGTCCACACGCCCGACCATGCTGGTATTTTGTTTTGGTTCCATTCTGATGCAACCGCATAATCTAAAACCATCGTTACGCTGTTTAGCTTTTCTAAATAAGGAATAGAATAAAGAACGTAATTCTCAAAAGATGCGGCACAGATTCCAGTATAATCTGATGGCATAAAACGCTTTGCTTTTGCCATTTCGATGTCTTTAAAAAGAACCTGACTTGAAAGGTATGAAGCCGAGGCAACGTCAACGCTTACTAAGCCACCCTGCGAATACCACCACATCTGACCAGCTTGGAATGCAATACTTTTTCCCGCAACGCATCCGATATGAGGAAATATGTTTCTTTGGAAGTTTGGGGTGTTTCCCCAAGTATCTCTATCTAAGATTCCACTGGATATTGCATAAGTTGCTTGGTCAGTGAACACATAAAGATTTGTTTCGTTATTTTGCCCAATATAATCTTGTAGCGCAGTAATTCTACGAGGAACACTAAAGTCACCTCTGCCTGATCCTGCTACTCTTTCTTCCCAACTGAGGGGGTCGGCTAGGTCTGAGGCTGAAATTATATTTCCATTTGCAACCCATAGTCTATTTCCAGAGTAAGCCATCCAATATCCAATGGGCATATTTGGAGCCGTGTTTCCAGTATTATTAGAACCATCCCAATAGCTAGGAGTATTAGTTCCATCTTGAATGATTACGACCCTATGTGAAGGTGTTATAGCCACTCCACCGCCGGAACTGATTGTTGCTGACCTAGTAGAAATAACAAAATTAATTTTATCAGCATTGGGATTCATTGATATACCAGACAACCGATAATCTTCCCAATCTGACGGCTGAACCAATGGAAATGGAAGATAATAAACCTTACCATCTACAGCAAAAACAATATAAGGAATTTCTTCAGCTTGTACAGGTTTACCATTAGAATCAAATATTGTATTTATGTATGTTTCTCCAGCTCCATTAACCCCTGTTGAGATTAAAGATGATTGCGCTTGTTTGTTTGCATTAAAAACAACACCACCTTGGAGGTTTCCTGCTGGCAAAGATAATTTCATCGAATACCCTTGGCGAGTTTGTACCATTCCACCCCTGCAAGTGACATTTACACCCCACTTATATTGATTCTCTTGTAATGTCCAAGGATTCCTAACACTATTTGCACCCAAGAACCAAGCAGTAGAGCTTTTTACTTCTCTTCCTGACGTAATGTTTGGACTTTTCATTTTAGAACATTACCTCATCAGTGTAATCGCCGTAAGTGATATTATTAATCTGCGGAGGTTGCATTGCGTGGCCTTCCAAACTTTCGTTTTGATTGCGAAGATAACCATAGGCAACAGCCCAATACTTTTGTGATTGGTCGAAGAAGTCTTTATCTTCTAAATCTACTGCGTGAAGTGCCGCCAAAATTGCCCTTTGATTCTCTAGTGGTATGTAATCATATTCGCTAGTAATCTGTGGAGCCTTGACCCTGTAAATAACCCTAGCCCACGAGCATTGTTTGCCGATCCTGATCCTTCTATACTTTGGATTGGTTTCTTTTGGGTGATACTGACCAATCAACGCCATGTCGTTGCTCCTTCCATTGTCGAAGGCATACAGACTTACATAACCCAATGTTTCAGGCTTTTCTATGTGGTAGATGCTCTTGATTAACACTGGTTGTAGAATCACATCCGTAAAGAATGTGCTGCTCACAAAATTTCCAATGTCATAGAATGTGATTCTGCCAGTTGTCGAAGCAACATTCAGCGCATTGCTTGATGTATTGTAGAGTTCAATAAGGTTATTTCCAATAGCTCTAGCGTAGTAGTAGTTAGGAGATTGAAGTGTGCTTTGCAGCAATCCAGTAGGAAGAACATCATTTTGATTCGGCCTAACAGTCAGTTGGTCGCCAGTATTGAAAAGGCTATTCGTTACTTGGATATTTGTGGAAGGCTGGATTGTAAAATCCCTTCTAATTAGAAGATTTAATTCACCGATCTGCAAAGTTGGAATTCCGTTTTGAGAAAAAACAATAGGTGTTCCATTTTCCTCTTTTACGGATAGATATTTACCATTAGGGCTAACTAAATAGTTTGTGTTTGCGTTTAAAGGGAATGGTAATGTTCCTGTGGTTCCAAATTGAACCCTAGTATTACTTTCAATATATTCATTATATTCTACAAACAAAAGATTGTTGTACGCTTTAGCATAGGCTGGAACACGAATAGCATAATAAGTCTGACCAGTTCCTAGTTGACTGATTGCTATGAGTCCTAGAGTAGAAGTTGTTGCTAAAGCATTTGCTTGTGAATTGTATAACTGAACAGAAGTATTATTTAATTTCCGAATGTAATATAGAACATTATTACTAACTCCAGATGGCAGAAGGTAGTCGGAATCTAAATAAACACCCTGACCTGTTGTTATTCCTGAATAATCCCCATTCCAAATAAAGTTAAAGCCAACCGTGAAAGACCTAGAGATAGCAAGGAAGAAATTTCCTGTTGGCGCACTTGTTATGTTGATTGATTTTCCTTCTGTTGTCTTAACAGTAAAGTTTCCTGTAGATGTGTTTAATGGTGCTTCAGCTTTATACGCAACACTGGATTCAAGAGGAGCAGGTAATGATCCTGTAGAAACAAACTCCACAAAAACTCCAGTGGATGCTGTAATAGTGACATCTGGTACTGATGTGTAACCTGTTCCCTCTGTAATAATGTTTACTGAAGTAACAACTCCTGTATTTGGATCTGCAACAGCAGTTGCAGTTGCACCAGTTCCACCGCCACCCGTGATCGTAACTAAAGGATCAGTTGTGTAACCAGAACCAGCGTTGGTTATTGTGAATTTAGAAACAAGAGAAGTTTGGATTGTAGCTGAAGCTGCTGCATTTCCAGAAGAAAATGTGATAGTTGGTGCTGTTGAATAACCAGAACCAGCATTAGTAAGAACAATGCTTCCAACTTTATCGGTTGGACTTCCAACGCCATCGGGAACCATAATTGCGTAGCCAGTTGCTGGATTAGCGATTTGCCCAGCTCCTTCAGGGGGAGATGGTGGAGGACTAAATAAAATTGTTGGTACTACTCCTCTTGTGTAGCCGCTACCTGCGTTTGATAGGTTGAGTTGAACAACTGAACCAACAACTACCGCCGTTGCCTTTGCTCCTGAACCAGAAGGTGCTGAAATAGGAAATCCGGCGGCAGTAATTTGCGATGTGCTTCCTATTACTGATGTTGCAGGGATAAGTTTTACAAGGGCATTTACTCCTGTGCCATTATCGGTAAGAATAACTGGATTCACCAATAGGCTACCACTGGAAGCCTCCGCATCCGCAAGATTCGTATGCAAGGAAATTGTTAAAGTATCTATTACATTTACGAAATACTTCTGGCCTGAAATCAATGGAGCTGGAAGCGTTCCTCCAGAAGAAAATGCTTGCACTTCATCGCCATTTAAATAGTAGTGACGCACATTGAACTTTAGTGTGGTTTGGGGAGCAATGGGCTTTCTTATATCCACATTGAACTTACCACTGCTTCCAGACATTAATACTGGATTAGACTTATTTTGAGCGTCTGCAAAAGAACTATAAATGAGAAGATTATCTGCGTCTTGAGGGTTTGCGTAGTATGTTGCGTTAGGAATTAAGGGGGTTGGAAGCGTTGCGGAAAAGCCCTCTTCAGAACTTGTCGAAAATGATACAGAGTTTGGAGTGTCGATTGCTACCGATGGGGCTGATATAAAATTAACCGCCGTAAGGAGGTTTGAGTTTCTACTATCTGTTAATCTTATGGCTTGTGAATCAACGATGCTTTGGAGGCTAATTTTGTTAGCTTTGTATTGAGCGTCTAATGAGCTTTTATAAAGTGAGATTTCATTGGCATCTTCTACGCCGACATAATAAGTTTCTCCATTTACAAGGTTTTTTACAGCTCCGGCAATTTGCGTATAAACCGCAGATTGACCTGAAGAAAACTGGTGCGCCGTTGCTGAAATAAAGCGAGAAATTGGAGATACTGCGACTTGCCTAGTGTCAATTCTAATTCCATCTGGAATGATTGTCCCATAAGGGAAATCTCCTTGTGAATGAACATCTACAAGAATTCCATCAATTGTTTTTCCATCTTGTAATTGTGTTCGCAACTCTCTGTTGTTTGAATCAGTTCCAATCAATCTTATTTGTTTTCCTGCATCAGCAGAATGTTCTGCAACAGCAAGTATCTGACTTGGCTGGCGGATGTCCATGATTGTGCTTACAAATCCCCTGTCATCCCAAGCCCAATCAACAGAATTATACATTCCCCCTTTATTGACATGATACTGGAAAAGCCTTCCCCTAAAATAAGTTGGCGAGCCATCTACATTCACCGCCAAAGGAACCTCAATGCCCCTAGGGAGCGTTATTGTTTGTCCATCCCACCCTGTGCAAACATCGACCTCTGAATTAGTGTGCAGGTAGTGTCCAGACTCCATAAGAATCTGGACGGCCTGCGTTAGCTTCCTAAATACTTTATCTTTATCAGTTGTGGCTAGTATCTCGGAAGCCTCGTCAATAATTTGCGAGACAAACATGGGTTATATTATCGTCCGGCACTTGCCTCTTCAGCCATATCCTTGAGGAATTCCTCGTCACCTGCTGTTGCAGGAGGAGCCATTGGCGCAGTTGGCTCGACAGGGGCTGGTGTTCCGGCGGCTTGCTGTTCTACAGACTGAGCGAGCTGGTCAAGACCCATAGCCAATTGCGAAACAATCTCACGCATAGCGTTAAAAGCCTCACTAGGCATGGAAATCATTACTGATCCAGCGTCTTGTGGAGGAGGAACAACAGGGGCTTCTGGCATTGGCATCTCGGCTGGTGGCATTGGAGTCTCTTCGGGCATATTATTAAGTTGGTTGGTTTTTAATCTTCAGTTTCTTCTTCTTGCTCATCTTCTGAATCCGCATCAGTAGAAACTTCTTTTGAGGCTTCTTTTAAACCTTCTTCAATCGCATCCTCATCATCTGGATAAATTTCTTTTGTTTCGTATGTTGCATCTTCTTCAGATGGTTTGATGCCGTGAATCTCTAGCTCAACGCAGTAATTGGAAATAGTTTTTCCATCTTTTTCCATCTTTTCTTCACGCTCCATAACCTTCTTGTAGTGAATTACAGCGGTTCCTTCTTTCTTGAGTTTACTCATACCCTCTGGAGCATTTGAGAAATACAAAGAAGGATAGTGAATGTTTCCTTTTGCTTCTTCAGATGCTGCTGTTCTTTCTGAAATCTGAATCAATGGGTGATTCACAATTTCTTCACCAAGATCCAAGAAACCTTCTGGTAGGGATTGTTTTTTTGTGCTTGTTTCCATTTTTTAATTTCTAAGGGATATAATCATTGTTTTAATCGCTCGGCAATACAATTATCGAACTCTCCTAGCAAATATCCTTCCGAATGCACTTACAGTTCCAGCCGTAAATGTCGCCCTTGCCACTAGATAGATGAATGTCTGCGATGCCAATGAAAATCTTTGACTAGGGATCACAAAGCCGAAAGTTCCAGTTTTCGTTGTCAAGTCTAGCGTTTGAACAGCAAATGTATTTTCTGCTCCAAGGGTATCACTTGTTGCACTTGCCCCTCCAGTATAACCAGTAGCTCCAAAAACAGAGGTTGCTCCAGCGAGAACGAAACTAATATTTCCTCCGATTTCCCAATCTCCAGCAGTTAGGGTTATAACTGTTACATTCTTTGCTGTCGCAGTCACCAACGCTACGGCAGATCCGCTTGCAATAGATGCGGTAACATATTGACCTTTAAATCCAGCAGCGGCAGAACTATTTGTAGTAACGCCAAGTTGATCGGTTCCCCAAACAGGGGCAGCATTTCCACCGCAAATTAAAATTAATCCTGCTGTGCTTGAAGGAAGCAATTCCGTGGTGTTTGCCGCTGTTTGATATGGAATTGAACCGATTGTTCCTCCACGAACATTTGTTGCAGAACTTGCAATTCCAGTTAAATTTGACGTAATCGTATTTGCGCTAAAGTTTCCGTTGTTGTCACGCAATACAATTCTGTTAATTTCGTTAGCTGAAGTTGGATTTCCGGCTAGTTTTACATTAGCTATTGCGGCAACAGCACTAATTTCTTCATTCGTTATGGAGTTATCAGCAATACTACCAGCCGTTATGCTGTTCGCAGGTAGAGAAACACTTCCAGTAACTGTTAGACCTGTTGTGGTTAACATCCCTGCGCTATTCCAAGATGGCCCACCTGTGGAAAGATAACTAGGTAATACAGATCCGCTAGGGAGAGTTAGTGAGCCAGACGCAACTAGGTTAGAAACTGTTGGGCTATTAATGATAGGAGATGTGAGCGTCTTGTTTGTTAATGTTTGCACTCCATCAAGTGTAACTGGCGCAATTAAGGTATTATTAAAAGCCCTTATCATATAACACAAAAGCCCCTCTCCTGCATTCCTAGGAAGACTACTGATTTGCGCTGTATTGTTCGGATCACATGGGATGTTCCAAACTACCTGACGATTAACAACAGATTTCGTTACATTATCACCATAAAGTGCAGATACCAAATTGTTAATAAGGCTTGGAACTGACTCATTGCTTACTGATGGGTAGGGAATGTCTTTTCTGCAAGTTTCGTGGCTCATAATTTAATTAAGTTATCGTCCATCCCTTGTTTGTGGCAATTGCTTTATCGTCATTAGTTAGATTATTAAATCCAATACACTTACTTATGCGTAATTTTGCACCAGCGTTAGCCAATCCTAAATTTGTCATTATTTCTATTAATGTTTCTCTTGTAAACTTTTGTTGTTGTGAAGCATCATTACCAAATCCATCAAATTCCAGAGTGTTTTTCATTCCCACAGCTTTAAATCCTCTTGTGCGAAGGTCCATAGTGAGATTTGTACTGTTGTAAGTTCCAGTAGCAGATGAAAAACTTAAATCTAGGGCTGGAAATTCTAACAAATTACCACATCCTAAAAACATTCTAAAAATATTGGATGGAGTCCCAACAATATTTGCTTTATATAAATTAACACAACCCCGAAAACTACCGTTCATATCTGGAGTACCAGTTAAAACTATTGGGGGTGTTGTAGTTATAGCACTACAACCTTCAAACGCAGTTATAAAATTATTAAAAACGCTGTAGTCGATATCAGGAAGGTTGATTAATGATGAACACCCTCGGAATGCGACTTGATCACTTACTAGATTTGCTGTAGAAAAATTGGGAATATATTTCAGATTTGGGCAATCAGTGAAATTAGCAATAGTTATCGATTCATATCCAAATTCAATAGAAACTAAAGAAGGACAACTCGACACAAATTCAATTTTACACATCATTTTAGCGTGCTGTAATCTTGGCAGACCATTAATCCAATTAGTGTACAACAATGCTCCTGACGCAACCACTTCTAATGCTCCCAAAGTTTCATATCCACCATCTCCATATATAGCTGTTAAATCATTTCCAGCTTGTGGTGTTATAGTAATTACTACTTGCCTATATCCTTCTGTCGTTTGAGTTGAAGATGGGATAGAACTAAATACATAATCATGTTGTGCAATAGAACCAACAGAATAATTTTCAATACTTCCATCACCCCAATTTATAATTACATTATCGCCTGTGGCAAAAATAGCCTTGTTATAATTTGAATTATCAACAGCAAATAGAACAGCAAAAATTTGCTGAGTTCCATCAACTTCTGGCAATGGAAGCCAATCGCTAGGCCGTGTCCATACATCTCCTCCTGATGGAGTTGGTGTATTATCATACTTATTAATATCGACTGAAACACCATCTGCTGAATTAATTTTTATACTACGCATATTATGTCAATTCTGTAACATGAAGATCCCCTGCTCCTGTGCAATTTCCCTGAAGTGCAAGAATAACGCCAGTTATTGTTGCGGTATCTCCAGCTTCCAATAAAATAGAATAATTGCTTGAAGAGGCAACTCCAGATCCGAAAAGAACATATACCACAGATCCATTCACATCATTAGAAAGAATTATGCTTTTTCTGTTGGTGTTACTTGCTAGGATTTGCGTCGATGCCCCTATCGAAGAAAAATTGCTAGTGGTTGCAGATGAAGCAGAGTTTGGAAGTCCATCATCAAAATAGATTGTTAGTTTATCCCCTGCCGTTGGTGCTGTTGCTACAGTGATTGTAGAGTTTGCGGCTTGCGTGTATGCGGTTGGGGCAGGGCCAGATACAGAATAATGAATAAATCCAGTAGTTGCGTTTGCCACAAGTAAGATTTGATTCAATGGAACATTTACCCCTGTTAATGTGATCTGTGCGCCATTCAGCGTGTATGTCTTTACGAGTTGTTTCATTATGATAGTGCGATTGCAAAGGCGATGGCCTGTTGTGGTGTTGCGGCTCCCACGTTAGCCGCTGTGATTGTTTTAAAGGTCGGCACTGATGTTCCATTGCTTCCTAGAAATTGACCGCTTGTTCCGTTTGCAATGAATCCTGTAACGCTGGGTGATATTTGATATGGAATTTGGCTTGCGTCTCCACCAATAAGGTCGTCTGCAGATGCGCTTACTGTTGCATTCGTAATCCATTGCACCCCACCGCTTCCATTTGGCGACAAGACCTGCCCTGCGCTACCTATAGGGAGATATGCGGTGACTCCTACGCCCGATTGGTAAGGCAGAGAACCTTGCGCTCCCCCAGCTAATGCAGTCGATTTTCCTGCGGTAATAGCAGAGAAATTTCCATTTGAAGCTACAGCAGATCCAAAATTGATAGTGCCAGATACGCTAGAATTATTTAGCGTCTTGTTGGATATTGTTTGGACGCTTGATAAATCAACAAGATTGGCAAAATTAAACGAGTTAAACACTCTAATGAAGTAACATAAAAGCCCTTCTCCTGCGTTTCTAGGAAGTCCACTAATTTGAGCCGTGTTGTTTGGATCGCAAGGGATAGTCCAAACAATTTTCCCGCTTGTGACATTCTTTTCTATCTGCCCATAAAGTGCCGCAACAAGGTTATCTATGAGGCTTGGAACAGACTCGTGCGAAATAATCGGATATGGGGTATCAGCATTGCAGGTGCTTTCATAAACCCCATTATCATAGCCAGAATTGCATCCACAGGACATATTTCGTAGATCCTAATGATTGTGAAGCATAATGCAAGTCACTTTTTGTTTCTGTTTAACACTTTAGATTGCACTATGATGCGATAGTGATTTGTGGGATAAGTTTTAAGTCCTACTGCGACTAGGAACTTTTTCGATTCAACCATGCCAGATTTTATCGCTGCTTTCATATCTTGCCGAGTAGTCGTGACGCTCTTTCCTGTTTCTTCAGCAATTTGTTCTATGGTGGCAAAACCGGAAGGTACGACGTCTGGCGTTTTAACATTTGCGGCAGTCAGGACAGTAGCCCAATCGTTTGGGGTTTTTTTTATAGAGGTAAATGCCATTTTTCGTTAGGTGTTCGTTGTGTTATCTGAATAGATGATTGATTGAGTTGTTCGCAATATTCACCCCATAAGAAGGCTTGTGACCACGCCATGGTCGCCCTGCGAGTGTTTGCGTAAGCCATGCTTCCCCTTGTTGTCAATGTGCCAATATTGTATCCTGTTCCTCCGTTGCGGTGTCGTGCGCTCATAGTAGACACTTTATGAGTATGCCCAAAAACTATCTTCCTTCTGTCCGGGGTGCAGTAGCTCTCGGCCATGTCTCGACTTGCCATTTCGTTGAACATCGAACCATGCGTAAAGGCTATGTCGGCTATATCAACTAACTGCTCATTGCCATCGTAGGGGATAAGCCTCGCCTTTAGCTTTTGACAAGTTTGTTCGATAGCTTCTACGATTTTGTGTGCGGCGTATGCTTTAGTTGCATTCGGGTTGGATCTTTCGTTGAAGGCTCTCACCTCATGGTTTCCGCAAAGCACATACGGATTTTTGCATCCTGCGAGGAGTTGCTTCAAGTGGACTAGACCAGTGTCGATGTCAGGGATAAGTGGCTCTGCTTCAGAAACACCTTTCGCTCCACTCATAAGGGAAGTCAGGTCAACGAAGTCTCCTAGATGAAGAATAGTATGCGGCTTAAACTTGTTTTTGAATTTGAGAACAGCATCCCACGCATCCTTGTCTACATACTTTGCATGACTGCAACTTACAGCCATTATTTTTTGCCATTTGTGAACGATGTTTGCCATTAGAATACTTTTTCTGTTTCTCCTTCATCCTCATCGAAATCTCCATCTATCCATTTGCCAACATGGTTTTGTATGGCGAAACCATTGCCTTTGAGTATGTGCAAATGTTGAGTTTCACCCTCGTCATTTACCCAATTCAAAAACAAAGCAGCGTTTTGAAAATGCTCAGTAATTTGAGCAAGCGATTTCTTGATTATTTCCCACTCTGCATCCGTGATATTTAGAGGCTTCGGGTGTTTCACGATGGAGTCAAATGAACTAAATGACTTCATGCGTCAACTCATTTCTACGCACACGAAGATACTAAATTCGCTTCTGCGTCCCTTCTTTTAAGAAGCCCTTCCATATTCTTTCCCTCCCAAAGACGCTTCATTTGACGGATTTCCTTGGCAATGGCGTGGTAGTTTTTTGTAGGAACGAGGTTGCGTATTGCTCGCATTTCTTCCCTAGATTTTCCCGAGAGGCTTCCTCCACGATTAAAAACAAGTGATACAAGTGCGCCATAAGCAGCATCACAAAGCTGATCAGATTGAGGAAAAACCTTGTCTGTAAGCCCAGCAAACTTAGGCCAAGTTGTTTTATAAAATATGTTTTGTGATTCTTCCCATGACATTTCAATTTCTGCCTTGCGCAGAACCTTGGTATATTCCTTTCCAGCAAGTCCTGTTTTGCCACTTGCAGACTCAACTAGCTTACGCTGTTTGAATGGGAGAAACGAGAACAGGTTGGATAGCTCACTTTGCGTGTAGTAGGCGCAATCAATGCCTATCCCGATGGTAGGGCCAGACGCACCAGCAGGCCAAGTGAACCGCTTTAGGAATTTGTTGTAGTATTGTTCGCCACCTCCCACTTCATACTCAAATATCAAGTCTAACGCCTTTTTAGATGGAGGTTTCATAGTCGTCCTCTTTTGCGTTATGCGTAATTCGTTCTGATATATCCTGCTTAACTCTGGTTATAGTAGAAACAACCTCTTGGATTTGATTAGTTCCCATTTTCCAATCGTAAACCATTCTACCAGTAACAAGGAAAATCACGATAGCTCCTGTTACATACAGGGTATTTGTTGTAATTGTAACAAATCCAGCCAACGCAACTTCTGGAAGCGTGTATAGATGGCAGATTGACCAACGCCAAGAGGCTTGAATTAATCCGATTCCGACAAGAGAAACAATTAGCCTCTGCGAGACTACTTTGCTCAGACGAGGAATTTCCATGAGGTCTTGATCCCGATGTATCCGACAACGCAAACTACTGAAAAGATTGCGATGCCTCTCCAGAGCCAAAGCTCTCTTAACGCTTTAATCTGTTTCTCGTGCCAGTAAATTGCATCCTCTTCCGCTTTAGCGAGTAGGGAGGTCTGCTTCTCCACTTTGATTTGATAATCCGTGATCGACTTCTGGAGGTCTGCGTATGCCTCTTTTCCCTCTGGACGAACATAAGGAGCAACCCTAGCCACATTTCGGTGGACTTCTGCACTTGATGGAGGAGTGTAATGATTTTCTTCATGGTGAGCGCAACCGACTACACAAAACATTGCACTTACCGAAATGATTTGTAGAGCCTTCATTTGTTCTTTCTCCTCTCTTTAAGTATCTTATCAAGAGTCAAGACAGCGATAATTAATCCGATAACCAGAGAAGAGATCCGCAACCATGTCTCAATGTGCGGAAGCAAACTTATGACGGTAGCTCCTAGTGAGGTTGCTGTTCCGATTATTCCATTAGAAATTGTTGTGTCAGGATGGTTCATCTTCTGTTGTGTCTGGAATCCAAGTTGGCTCTCCTTTGTATGGAGAAAGCGATGAAAGAAAAGGAATATATGGCGACCAAAACTTGTCGTCTGGAAACGCTAGCTTGTCAGCATTTGTAAGGATTACCCCATCTATCGTTGTTTTGGTAATGCAAACACGATCAGAATAACGAGCGTTGATCTCGTCTAGTTCTGAAATTCGATCTGATGGAATGATTAGAAACTTCATTATGTCAAAGAATCAATAGCGTTCTTAATAATCTGATTATACGCTTGGAAGTTACTTGTTATATTAAATCCACCTGTGGCTCTCGATGCCATCGAATAATAACCTATTTTCCCATTATAGTATCCAGTACTTGCCGCCCTAGAAAATATGTTTATCCCTGAGTTCAAAGCACCCGCTCCTGCGCCTGCTCCTGCTGGTGAGGAAGCAGTAGTATAATCGAAAGTAGCAATCGTTCCATTTCCACCCGAAGAAATTCTAGTTCCACTATAACAGGCTACCCTGTTGCCTACTGGTGGTAATGTGATAATCTGCACACCAGCATTTTCTGAAAAGCAAAATCTTGGATTTGGAGCAGTAGAAGTTCCTCTTTTAAACCCAAAATCTTGATTACTTGCTGATGCTGTGCCTATTAGAAATCTTTGAATTTGATCGGAGGGAGTCACATAAAGGTCACGAAAATCGGTTGTTGCAATAGTCAAAACTCTTTGAGTGGCACCAGCCGCAATGTTAGTTGGGGTTATGTTTGTTTGTATGTTTTTATCTGTTTCGTTGCCAGTTAACCCATTAAATTTGTCATAATCTGAAGAAGTAAATCCGCCATTTATTGCGGAATAGCTTCCTCTTCCTGCCATTGGCACAAAACATCCTTGGTATGCGGAATCAGAACCATTATCAAAACCACAAAGGAATCCAGCCATCCTAATTCCTGACCAGAAGTTTAATCCTGTTGGATTAAGTGTGCTATTCGGCAGGATTCCTTTTAGATCCAGAATGCAGTTGTTGAATACATCTTTATTGGCAGAACTAATAGATGCTCCAGCCGATTCAACTGCGGAAAACCATGCTGCGGCATCAGCGTCATACGAAGGGCCACTCGGCCCACCTATAAACGGATAATTAATACTAGCCTTTAGTGACAGGCTCGGCATGACTTAGGATGTGTAAGCCACTACAGAAGTTCCAGCACCAGTTGTGAAGCTGGTAGTATTTCCGTACAGGACGAAACCAGCAGGGAAAGTAACGCCAGTAACAGTTCCAGTAATGTTGCCAGCGTAGGCAGTAAGCGTTCCGCTAGTTACAAACTGGAGTGCGTACCAAGTGCCAGCTCCAGATTCAGTAGAAGCAGGTACGATTGCGCCTCCGTTAGCTCCAGAGTTGTGATCGGATACATTCTGAAGTGATGGGAAATTACTTACCGAAACCACTGCTCCTCCACCACCTTCGCCAGCGATGTCGTAAAGTGCCTGAAGTGCGAGTTGGTAGAAGGTTGAAGTCGGGATTGTGGATGGAATTGTGAGGAGTGGCATAATTTTAGGAGAGTTGGCTGATAGAAATTTTTGCTGAAGGGCTAGCAGGGCGGGTTGGATTTGTTCCTGCTGGAGTATATGTCAACTGAATTGCATTTGCTGGACTGACATC